TGAAAAGCTTATAAAGCTAAAACCATGGAAGACCATTTAAAAATGAAGAAAATGGGATATACTCACGAGAAGCCTAAAGCTTAAAAACCCCAACAACTTAAAACCTAAAGCCCCGCTATGAACTAGCGGGGCTTTTTTTGATTTTGATCTTGACTATTTTTTATATATAAACTATAATATAGTCTATGAAAAAAGTTAAAATATTTTCTCCTAGAGCTTGCAGATTAAATGGTGTCAAATTAACACCTGAATTTAAAATCGAACACGATACAATATCATCAATTCAAAAGGATCTATCTATATGGATATATGAAAAAATATGCAAAAAAGAGATAGCGGAAATCAATGACAAATACATAAAGTTTAAAAATAAAGCGTGGGACGACTGGGCAGGGCTAAGTTTTCAAGGAAAACAGTGCAAGAGCTGGAGAGAAACCGAGCTAAGCTTAAGGCAGTTAAAGTGCCACCCAGAAGTTCAAGAGATATTCTTAAAACACACCCCTCACATAGAGAAAAAAGAATTGAATTTATCTCGACTCGATGATGTATTATGGAAAGTGGTAGAAAATTACAAAGGCTTCCAAAACAGAAACAGCAAAAAAACAAAACGCCCCATATTCCTAAAAACAAACAAAGCTTTAAATTTTAAAAACGGCGGAATATGGATAGAGGACAACAAAATAAAACTCTCCACCCTACAGAAGCGTAAATTTATATATCTAACATTCAAAGAAGATGTTTATGACAATCAAGATTCAATTGATTACAAAACGGGCTCGGGAAAAGGCGGAAACATCTCATTTAATGGTTTATACAAACAAGATGATAATTTTTTAGTTATTCAATTAGTTGAAGAACAAGAGTCTTCTTTTTTTAAAAAGGTTATAGGTATTGACATAAACAAAAACGACCTACAATGGATTACCTTCAGCGAGCCCATATTCAATAAAACACAAAGGGCAATTACAAAAGGTGAAGAAATTAAGGGTCTTGAAATTCAGGCGAAAACCCTCAACCAAGATTTACTAAAGAACAAAAGTAAATACAACTCAAAGCAAAGAAGAAAACTACACCAAAGAAAAAAGAGAGCAGAAAGAAGGCTAAAGCTTTCAATCAAGGAAAAAATAGTAAAACCCGCATTTCTATATTATATAAAAAAATACGACAGCAAAGTCAGTTTCTCGATTGATGATATCGGATTTGGCAATCAAAATAGTTTTGGACAAGAATATATTAGAGATGCTTTTGTAAGTTTATGCAAAAAAAACAATATAGCTTTCGCTATTTGCCCTCCCAGCTTCAGCTCTCAAATGTGCCCTAAATGCGGATCTCTGCACAAGCAAGATAGAAAATTAATAAATTCGTACACTTGCAAATCTTGCGGTCATTTTCATAAAAATTGCGATGAATTAGGGGCGGAAAATATCGCAAAATTCGGATCCGTATTAATGAAAGAAGTATGCATATCCTCAACCTCTAAAAGTTTTCAAATACCAATTCCCCACAAAAGCAAATTTTGGAGCTTGTATGTCCCCGATGATGATGAAAGAAAAAAACCAATCAAAAGAAAATTAGATTCAATATACAATAAGGTTCTGAAAACGCAGTTTAATTTTCCCGATTCCTCTAGTCGATGAAAAGTGAGCATGAGTAAGCTACGCTTAGGGAAACTCTCTCTATACTCCGAGGTTGTTCGCTCGTTAAAACGAACAGCAATTTAATCGATTCCTCTAGTCGATGAAAAGTGAGCATGAGCAGGCTACGCTTAGGGAAATAAAAATATACTCCGAGGTTGTTCGCTCGTTAAAACGAACAGCAATTTAATCGATTCCTCTAGTCGATGAAAAGTGAGCATGAGTAAGCTTCGCTTAGGGACATATGCATATACTCCGAGGTTGTTCGCTCGTTAAAACGAACAGCAATTTAATCGATTCCTCTAGTCGATGAAAAGTGAGCATGAGTAAGCTACGCTTAGGGAAATCGTCTTATACTCCGAGGTTGTTCGCTCGTTAAAACGAACAGCAATTTAATCGATTCCTCTAGTCGATAAAAAGTGAGCATGAGTAAGCTCCGCTTAGGGAAATACAGTTATACTCCGAGGTTGTTCGCTCGTTAAAACGAACAGTCTTTTTTTTGGCACGATTATAGCAAATATAATATTGTAAATTCAATAATGCAGTCGTTATTGAGACAAATTTACACATTACACACAAACAACAATTAAAACAAGGAGACAACATGTCATACTATATCAAAAACAATAATTCTTTACATTCTTTCTTAGATACTATATTAGACGAGTTATACTATGAAGATTTAAAACCTCAAAGAAAATCTAACATTATAAAAGAAGAAGGCTTCACAACTATACAAATCGAAGCAATAGGATTAAACAAAAAAGATATCGATATACAAACAAAAGAAAATATACTACATGTATCATACGAGAATAAAATAAAAGATGATACCAAATACTCACAACAACAAATATCCTTCGATTCGTTCGAAAATAAATATAAACTACAAAACGATATGGATGCAAAAAATATATCCGCAACAATGAATAATGGATTATTGAATATAAAAATCCCTAATATTAAAAATAAAACAAGCTCAAGAATAAAAATAACTTGACATTTATACAAAAATGTATTATTATAGGCCTCTTTAATATTATGAAGAAAACAAAATTAATCATTACCGCCCTTTTAGGGCTCTTTATTAACGCAGCATCAGCAGAAACTTACTCTCTGGGCACAAAATACGCTTCCGATTATTTCTTCCGAGGATCCCTAATGGCCCAAGAGTCTATTCAGGCAGATCTAGGAGTGAATGGAAAAGTTTTTGGCCTGGATTATTCTGCCAATGCATTCACAAATCAATCGGTAGACTCGGGGGTAGACACTTATATTCTCGACGCAGGCTTATCGAGAAACTTGTTTGGCGATCTGCTGAATGCCTATGTAGGCATTGGTCACGTAGAGAATGTTTCAGGAGAAGCCTTAATGGAGGCGAACGTTCGAGTGAGTATCGAAACTTTACTATCTCCAAGCGTTTCCTTCTTTAGGAACTTGGACAAATCTCTATACACCTCAGAGCTATCCTTGTCTCACAACTTCGATCTGGACTTCGCTTCATTGGCTATTCTAGGTTCTATCGCAAGCTCTGAGATAACAACCTCGAACAGCGAGACCTATTATTCGTTAGGCGCAAACACCTCAAGATCTATTGGAGAAAAATCTGAAATCTCCTTTGGGGCCAAAAGGGTTGACTCGGACCTAATTAAAGCTGAATATATTTTCGCCTTAGGAGTTTCAACACAATTCTAATATCAACTTATGAAAAATACAATCGATACGATTAAATCATATGCAGGAGGCGTCACAAGCGTTCTTCTGTCAATAATCGGCCTCTTGGTCGTAGCTCAAGTCGTCTTTGGCGAAGGAGCTCCTATTAACGTAATCGGCAATCTTCAAGATGTCGTAACTGGATTTGTCGGGCAAGGTGCCTCCTTAGCGGGAATCATCACCTTGTTGCTATTGGTTGCTCTATTGAGGCCAAGCTCTGATAAAGGCTAGTAAATAATCTACCCCAAAACAATCAAGCCGCCCTCGGGCGGCTTTTTTGTGTCCTGACAACTTACTCTGATTTTATTGTGTATTTAATGTTCCATCGTTGCTAAAAAGTTATTTACACAGGCTAGTTTTAAATTGACATATGCCCATTTAAATGGTATTATTATAAAATAAAATATGAACATAAACGTAAAAAAACGAAACGGTAGACTTCAGCCTTTTTTGGTAGAAAAAATTAACGCAAATGTAGAAAGAGCATGTAAAGAAATCGAGGACACTTCCGTCAGTGAAGTTCTTCTTGATGCTCAATTGCAATTGTTCGACAAAATAACAACGAGTCAAATAGATACAGCTCTAATTCTTTCTGCTAGAGAGAAAATAGAAAAAGAACCAAATTACAGCTTTGTTGCTGCGAGATTATTGCTAAACACTGTATATAAAGAAGTTTTCAAAGAGGGAGTTGATTCGGACACTTTTAAACTTCAATACAGAAAAAGCTTTATACAAAATATAAAAAAGCTAGTAAAACTAGAAAAGCTCAACCCAAAAATGCTTGAATTCGATCTCGCAAAATTATCCGAAGCTTTAAGAATAAGGAGGGACGAGTCTTTTAAATACTTAGGTATTCAAATTCTAACCGATAGGTATTTCATTAGGCACGACGATAAAATCATGGAGGCTCCTCAATGTTTCTGGATGAGGGTTGCCATGGGGTTATCTCTAAACGAAGAAAACAAAGAAGAAAGTGCGATCAAAATATATGACATGTTTAGTCAGTTTTTGTATACTTCTTCTACCCCGACTCTTTTTAATAGCGGGACTACTCATTCTCAATTAAGCTCTTGCTATCTCAACACTTTTGACGACAGTATCGACGGCATTTTTGATGGAGCGTGGCAAGAAGCTAGAAAATCTAAGTTTGCAGGCGGTTTGGGGTTTGATGTAACTCCGTTCAGGTCTTCAGGTTCTCACATTAAAGGTACAAACGGAATATCTGGAGGTCTAATACCTTGGCTTAAAATCTACAACGACCTTCTCGTTGCGGTAAATCAAGGAGGAAAAAGGCCTGGAGCAGGGTGCGCCTATCTTGAACCTTGGCACTTAGATTACGAGGATTTCCTTAACTTAAGAAGGAACACTGGAGACGATCGGCTGCGCTGCCACGACATGAACACTGCGTCTTGGATTCCTGATGAATTTATGAGAAGAGTAAAAAACGAAGATGTTTGGTACTTTTTTGATCCGTCCGAGGCCGATTTGCACGACTGCTTCGGAGCTGAATTTGACAAAAAGTACAACCAGCTATGTAATCAAGCAGAAGAAGGTTTAATAAAAAATTATAGAATAACTACTGCAAAAGAACTTTGGAAAAAAATGCTTAAAGTCTTATTTGAAACCTCTCACCCATGGAACACATTTAAAGACCCCTGTAATATACGCTACACAAATCAACACGAAGGAGTCGTTCACAGTAGCAACCTCTGTACAGAAATAACGCTCCACACAAAGGCCTCGAAGTACGACAAAGGCGAAAAGACAGAAATAGGAGAAACAGCGGTCTGCAATCTTGGATCAATCAATATCCTTAATCATATGAAAGAAGATGATACGATTGACTATGACAAGCTAAAGAATACAATTCACACTGCGATTAGAGCTTTAGACAACGTGATAGACTTAAACTTCTACCCAACAAAAGAAGCGAGCAATTCCAACTTGAAAAACAGGCCTATTGGGCTGGGAATGATGGCCTTGCACGATGTACTGCATAGAATGAATATAAACATTGATAGCGATGAAGCTGTTAAATTCAATGACGAATTGTTTGAATTCTATTCTTACCACTCTATTTTTGCCAGCTCCCAACTCGCTAAAGAAAAAGGTTCCTACAAAACTTACAAAGGGTCACTGTGGAGCCAGAATAAACTGCCAATCGATTCTTATGCAGATTTAATGAAATACAAGGGCAAGAAACCAAACCTCGAATCCTCTCTGGATTGGAGCGAGGTCAGGAACCACATCAGCGAGCACGGCATGAGAAATTCAAATGTGATGGCTATTGCCCCTACGGCAACAATCGGCTATATAAACGGAGTTGAACAAAGCGTTGAGCCAAATTTCTCTGTATTATTTGTTTATGAAAATAAAAGCGGAAACTTTTACATCACTAATCAGCATTTTATAAATGATATGAAAAAAGAAGGGTTATGGAATTCTAATACCGCAAAACTAATTAAAGATGCCGACGGAGATCTTTCTGTATTAAATGGAGACATCCCTTCATGGATAAAGTTAAAATATAAAACGGCATTTGATAGAGATATGTTCAAGCTGATAGACTGCAATGCAGTCAGGCAAAAATGGATCGATCAGGCCATAAGCTTTAATTTGTACAATAAAGAAACATCCTTGAAATATTTAAATGATGTATATATGTCTTGCTGGGAAGCTGGATTAAAAACAACATACTACCTAAGAAATAGGGCTGCATCTAAAGTTGAAAAATCAACATCAGAATCAGACAAAGGAGAAGAAGCCTCGGCTTGCAGCATTGAAGCTGTGAAAAACGGGGGGTCTTGCGAGAGTTGTCAATAATTGATCCATTTTTGGGTTGACTTCGTTATCAATGTATGATATATTATAATTATGGAAGATAAAACTGGAAAACTATTAACTGAAGATGTAGCAGGCGTAAACAGAATATTGCCCCACAAGCATAAATACGCATGGGACTTATTTCTAAAAAGCTGCGCAAACAATTGGATGCCAACAGAAATCTCAATGCAAAACGACATTAAACAATGGAAGAATAATGAAATTACAGAAGATGAAAAATTACTTGTTAAACGCTGCCTTGGGTTTTTTGCTGGATCTGAGTCTCTGGTCGGTAATAATCTTTTGTTATCTGCCTTTCGCTATGTTACGGACGCTGAGTGCCGTCAGTACATCCTTCGTCAAGCGTTCGAAGAAAGCCTTCACAACCTCACGGTAGTTTATATTTGTGATAGCCTTGACCTAGATATAGAGGAAGTGTTCAACGCTTACGAAACGATTCCCAGCATAAAAGCCAAGGATGATTTCTTGATGCAAATAACCAATGATATTAGTGCTCAAGATTTTGACGCAAACTCAACAAAGGGAAAGCAAGAAATATTAAGAAACTTCTTAACGTATTGGATAGTGTGCGAAGGAACATTCTTTTTTAGCGGCTTCGCAATGCTTCTTGCTCTAGGAAGGCAAAATAAACTTCAAGGCATCTCCGATCAAATTAAATACACCCTCAGGGACGAGAGCTCTCACATTGCATTTGGAACTTACTTAATTAATACAATTATAGAGCAAGAGCCTGAAGTTTGGACCAAGGAAATGCAGGATGAATTTGTCGAACACATGAAAAAAGCTGTGGAGCTCGAGATAGCTTATGCTCACGACGTGCTTCCTACTGGAATTCTAGGTTTAAATGCGGATATGTTTGTGGATTATATGCACTATATTGGCAATCGCAGGCTAGAGGCTATAGGGCTAGACTATAGATTTCCAAGCGACAAAAACCCATTCCCCTGGTTGGGAGAAGTGGTCGATGTTCAGGCAATGGGAAACTTCTTTGAGAGAAGAGTAAGGGAATATCAACAAAGCGGATCCCTTGAGGACGACTTCTAATGTAAAAGTTTTAATTTGGTGTAAATAGTATTATGAATAAGTTAATAATTATTACACTTTTATCAATACTGTCATCAATATCATCCTTCTCTTCAATTAATAGAGATTTTTACTCAAAGAATAAGCAAAAAATAAATGGATCAATAGTAAAATACTTCGACAATGGAGATGTCTTATTAGAAAGATCAAATGACAAACAATTGTTCAGAATAAAACTAGATATATTCACAGAAGATGATCAAGCTTTCGTAAAAAACAATTTTCCACCCAATCATGAATCTCTACCCACATTCAAAAAACCTCTTTCAGATAAAGATTTAAAAATTAATTCAGAATTTATAGATAAAATTATCGAATCGAAACTCAGGTCTTATGGAGAAAGGCCTAATAAAGAAATCTCTAACGAGACTTTTCTTCGAAGAGCCTACCTGAAGATTATTGGAAGGATACCCACCTTAAAAGAAGCTCAGGATTTTCTTGGAAACAGGGATAAAAAATCCAGAACTCAACTAATTGATAAACTTTTAAACTCGGAAGGGTACAATAAAAATTGGTATATCTATTGGGCCGATATACTCCGAGCGAAAACTCGAGTAGGAAATCAAGGTTCAGATGGGTATCCGTTTATAAAATACATAAAAGATTCCATTTCCTCGAATAAGCCTTACGATATTTGGGTTAAGGAAATGCTTTCTTCTACAGGCCCTATGTGGGAAATAAATAACGGGGCTGTTGGCTATTTTTACCGCGACCAAGGCATGGGGTTAGACAACATGTCGAATACGGTTCGTGTGTTTCTCGGCACAAGCTTGGAGTGCGCTCAATGCCACGATCACCCCTTCGACCGCTGGACACAAAAACAGTTCTACGAAATGGCTGCATTTACCAATGGAGCAGAAAGAATGAAAAGAAAAGATGAAGAGCTTAATAAACTTTCAAAACTCATAAGAGCCTTACAGAAAGAAAACCCAGAAGACAGAAATAAAATTCGAAGAGCTTTCCTTCCAGTGCAAAACTTACTGTCCCCAGGTCTAGACGACTTAGGTAAAGGGTCGATTTCCCTACCCAAGGATTACCAATACGACAACGCAAAACCTGGGCAAAAATTAAAAGCTAAAACTATTTTTGGCTTAGCCGTAGAATTAGATGAAAACCTCAAACAAAAAGGTTCCCGCGCTTCTTATGCTAGTTGGTTAGCGTCTGCTACTAACCCTAGGTTTTCAACTGTAATAGCGAATCGGCTGTGGAAATCTGCTTTTGGATATGGTTTAATAGAGCCTGTGGATAATATATATGATGACACGCTACCGGTTCATCCAGAAATGATGCTTCATTTAGAAAAGTTGATGGTCGCCTTAGACTTTGACACAAAAGAATTTTTAAGAATTATTTATAATACAAAAGCTTTCCAAAGAGAGGTTCCAATAGGGGATATAACCCCTAGAGACTCAAAAGATGACTCGCTACCTCCAGAGGTAAAGTGGGTAATATCTAAAACTCAAGGAAATAAACCTTACTTCTATCAAGGCCCCGTAATGCAAAGAATGAGCGCTGAGCAAATTTGGGATTCATTAGTGACTCTAAATTTTTACGATTTAGACAATAGAATTAATTCTCGAGCTCCTGAAGAAGGTTTTGAGGAATACCTTAGATACAAAGAGATGACGGCTGAAGAAATATTTCAAGAAATCGCGCCCAAACTTAAACAGCAAGAAGCTATCTCTATGACACCAATGAAAAAACAAGAGTCAAACAGCGAGACGAGCCCTAAACGAAAAGGCTTTTTAACTCGCGATATAAACTCCCTAAGAGCTTCTGAGGTTGGGGATCCTGCGCCCAGAGGGCATATGATTTTACAGTTCGGAGGGTCTCCTCGTGACCAAATCCAAGTATCTCATAAGGAAGCGGCAGTCAATCAAGTACTGGCTTTAATCAATGGCTATGTCGAAAAGAATATTATTAATAATAAAAAGTCCGCCACCCTCAGTGAAATCCTCGAAGCTTCAAGCATGGAGGAAAGGATTAATTTATCATTTCTTGCCATTTTACAAAGAAAACCTAATTCTAAAGAACTAAAAGATTTTAAAGAAACAATTAAAAAACTAAACACCAAGGATTACCATAAGGACATAGTTTGGGCTCTAATAAATAGTCACGAATTTATGTTTGTTAAATAAAATGAAAACAAATATCGAAAAATTAGACGAATTAAAAAGAAGAGAGTTTATTGCAAGCGCGGCAAAGGCGTGTCTCGGAGTTGGGCTCCTACCAATGGCTGGTTCTTATATCCATAACAGCGCTGAAGCTTTTACTACTGGCCCTAGGCCCGCTACCGCCCGTTATGTTATTTACTTAAATATGAGTGGAGCGATGTCTCATCTCGATACATTTGGAACAAACCCAGATGTGCCAGAGATACAAGGCCCAACAAAATCTATTCCGACTTCTGCTGATGGGGTTATTCTTTCTGAGAATCTTCCGTTAACCGCAAAACATATGCATAATGCTGCAATTATTCGAACAATGTCAACAAGTCAAGGAGCCCACGAACAAGCGAGTTACTTGATGCATACAAGCTATTTAAAGCGAGGTACCATTGCCCACCCTACATTCGGAAGCTGGGTATCAAAACTTTCGGGAGCAATCAATAGCACTATCCCATCCAATGTGCAAATCGGATCTAATCCAGCAGGAGCTGGATTTCTTGAGTCTAAATTTGGACCCCTCCCAATAGGCAACCCAAGCAGTGGCCTAGCAAACAGTAAGCTTGCAGACTATATTGATCAAAATCGATTTGGGGGTCGTTTATCTATGGCTCAAAAAATGAATTCCTCTTACCTTAATCAATATGACCAGAAGCAGGTTCGAGCTTACTCTGATCTTTATAAAGACGCGGTCAAACTCATGCGAAGCGAGGACTTAAAAGCTTTTGATATAACTCTTGAGCCAGAGTCAATGCACGAACTTTATGGAAAAACTAACTTCGGGCAGGGATGCTTGCTTGCTCGTCGTTTAATAGAAAATCAAGTTCGTTATGTAGAAGTTAGTCGAGGAGGGTGGGACACCCACGATAACAACTTTGAATCTGTTGCGGACAATTGCGCAGATATTGATAAAGCTCTAAGCGCTCTTTTAATTGATCTTGAAATGCGTGGACTGCTTAAAGAAACCATGGTTGTTTTAACCTCAGAATTTGGCAGGACGCCTAAGATAAATGAGCGCGACGGAAGAGATCATTGGCCCTATGGATTTACAGCTTTTCTTGCTGGTGGGGGAATTAAAGGGGGGACAGTCTACGGAAAAATGGATGAGCTAGGCAGAAACCCAGCCGAGGGTAAATTTATTGACCCGGCATCGTTAAATGCAACTATAGCATATGCCATGGGGCTACCCTTAAATAAAATACAAACATCTCCCTCCGGCAGGCCATTTAAAGTGGCCCACGACGGAAAGCCCTTGTTTGATATACTTAATTAATAATTAAAACAACCCACTAAAACCGCTAATAGCGGTTTTTTTGTTTATAAGTTTAGTGTTGACAACTTAATGAAATTCTGGTAAAATACTTCACATGATACCATTATTCAAAAGCCATTTTTCAATAGGGAAAAGCATACTAACTCTAAACAATCCATCGTCACTAGATGACAGCAAAACAGATAGTATTTTTTCTATAGCTCAAGACAACAACCTAAAAGAGGTTGTATTAGTAGAAGACTCTCTAACAGGATTTCTTCAAGCGAAAAAAGTATCCGAATCAATGGATATAAAATTGGTTTTCGGGCTGCGAATAGATATGTGCGAGGATTCAAAATTAAACCCAAAAGAAGAGTCTGTAAAATCCAGACATAAAATAGTTATTTTTGCAAAGAACTCTGAAGGATGCGGGTTGCTAAACTCGATATATAGCGAAGCTTTCTCGGAGGCGTTTAATTCGGTGGACGAAAAGATATTGAAAAAACACTGGGATAATAAAAAATTAATACTGGCAATCCCCTTCTACGATTCGTTTATATTTAATAATAATATAAAATTTGCAAATTGCACACCCAACTTTTCTTTCACAAAGCCGGTATATTTTATAGAAAATAACAGCCTACCCTTTGACCTACTATTAAGATCTAGAGTTATTAAATTCGCAGAAGAAAGTAAATGCAAAACAGAAATGGTTAAAAGCATTTACTACAGAAAGAAGAAGGATGTATCTGCGCTTCAAACATACAAATGCATTACAGGAAGAACCTTTGGAAATAAAACCCTATCGAAGCCGAACTTAGATCATTTCGGAAGTGATGAGTTTTGCTTTGAAAGCTGGAAGGAGCAAAAAAATGCAGTATAAACTAATACAACCCAATAAGATATATGTTGACAAATCAAAAATCAAAGGCAGAGGCGTTTTTGCCGCAGAAAACATCAACAAAGGAGAGTTAGTAGAGCAGTGTCATTTTATAGTATCTGGATGCATGAAAGAAATGCAAGATAAAGAGTTGGCGAGGTTCGCGTTTAATATATTTTTTGATAAAAATTTATCCAAAGAAGAAAACGAAAAGATTTCCTTTAAAGTTCAACTTCTTTCAATGTTTGAAGACGAAGAAATCACAGAGCATTTAAAAAACTTCCTAAAAGACTTGGGCTACGAAGATATTAATAAGCTTTTTAATTCAGCAACGGTACTAGGAAATGGAATGATATACAACCACGCAAAAAACAACAACATAGACTATGAAGTTGACATAGAAAATATGATATTTGAATATACAGCAAATAAAGAAATAAAAAAAGGAGAAGAATTATTAATAAACTACGGAGACCAATACTGGAAAGATAATGAAGGAACAGCTACTGAGATTTAAAAACAAACAAAAATATTTACTTTTTGATTACGAAACCTGTAATTTAAACTTAATTTCTGGACACAACAAGCCATGGCAGCTAGCCTTTCTTGTGATAGAAAACAATAAAGTTATAGAGGAAAAAGACTACTGGCTCAAGTGGGACGACCTTAGGGTATCTCCGGAGGCTGCAAAAATTACAGGCTTTACCCAGGCAAAATATAAAAAGAACGCCGTGGACCCACAATTAGCTCTTGACAATTTTGAAAAATACCTATATGATGATTCTTACATTAAAGTGGGGCATAACTTATTAGGCTTTGACGTATACATGCACAACCTTCACAGAAAACTAATCAACCCGAAAGCAAAATCAGACTTTTCATACATGAACAACTTAGTAGATACTCTATCTTTAGCAAAAGCCTTGAAAAAACAAATTAAATTAAATAATGAAGACGACTTCCTATCCTGGCAGTACAGATTGAACCATTTAATAGAAAGAGGGCTTTCCTGCAACCTTAAACAGTGCTGCAAGGACTTTGATGTCCCTTTCGACGCAACCAAATTACATGACGCATTATATGATATTAGAGTTAATTATGAAGTTTTTAAGAAAATGATATGGGAGATAGAAGTATGAGCTTTACAGATCAATTTACAGATTACAAAGAGTGCTGCCCTCCAGGCGTAAGACTGCCTGAGATTGAAATTGAACAAAAATATTATGATATGCTGGAAGCGGATAGCGCTATATCTAATTACGACTTCCTTCGTAAGCTATGTCACAAAGGAGTATACGATAAGGGAATAGATAAATACAAAAATAAAAAAGATTATTTTGATCGCGCAAAATCAGAATTAAAAATATTAGAAGAACTGGGTTTTATTGATTATATTTTATTAAATTGGGATATAATTAACTTTTGTCACGAAAAAGATATACCTACTGGCCCAGGCAGAGGGTCTGCAGCAGGCTCACTTGTTCTTTATTTAATTGGCGTTACAGACGTAGACCCCGTTAAGTACAATTTGTTTTTTGAAAGATTTGTCTCTAAAAGCCGAGCAAAGAAAACGATTCAAGAAGGAATAACATTTCTAGACGGAAGCCTTCTTGCAGACGTTGACAACGACATAGCTTATGAAAGAAGAGTTGAAGTCATAGAATATATCGAAAGAAAACATCCCTCTCGAACAGCTAAAATATTAACCCTTAATACTTTAAGCGGTAAGTTGTGCGTTAAGGAATGCGGCAAAATAGTAGGAGAACTTAGCGAACAAGATGTTAATCTTATTAGCACAACAATACCTAAAAAGTTTGGCGTAGTATTGCCGCTACTTTCAGCGATACAAGAAAGCGAAAAATTTGCAGATTGGGCTTCTGAAAACTCCGAAACTTTTGAAATCGCCTTGAAGCTTGAAGGTTTAAACAAAAACACAGGAGTTCATCCTAGTGGAATAGCTATTTCGCATAGCACTATAACTGACATTTGCCCTGTTCAAAAAACAAACGACGGAAACCTAGTAACCGGCTATGATATGAACTGGGTCTCAGAACTAATGGTTAAATTTGATATTTTGGGCCTAAGAACCTTGAGCGTTATTTATGATGTATGTAAAACTATTGGCGAAGACATATCAAAAATGGACCTCAATGATCCTAAAATTTTTAAACCCCTGCAGTCTTTAAAAAGCCCTCATGGGTTGTTTCAGCTCGAATCGGATACAAATTTTAAGGTCTGTAAAAAAATCAAGCCAAAGAGCCTTGAGCAGTTAAGTGCCGTGGTTGCGATTGGAAGACCGGGAGCTTTAGACTTTCTGGGTGATTATGTTAAATATTCCGAAACAGAGGAGCCTCAGGTAATTCACGAATTCTTTAGGGATGTTTTGGATTATACAGGGGGAATACCTCTTTATCAGGAACAATTAATGCAGATGGCCGTTAAAGTTGGGTTTACCTTGGATGAGTCTGAGCAGTTGAGAAGGATAGTTGGCAAAAAGAAAATCGATCAAATGCCAGCGTGGAAAGCGAAAATTCAGCAAAAAATAATAGAAAACGAACTGCCAACAGAAGTTGGAGAAGTTTTATGGAGAGTAGCGGAAGATAGCGCAAACTATTCTTTTAATAAATCTCACTCGCTGGCATACGCAACATTAGCCGCGTGGACCGCTTATCTTAAATTTAATTACCCACAAGAGTTTTTTATGTCGCTACTAAAGATGACCAAGTATGAACCGGCCCCACAAGAAGAAATAGCCTCTATATCAAGAGAGCTGTCTAATTTTGGAATCAAACTTCTTTCCCCTGATTTAGCAAAATCCAAAATGGACTTCTCGACAGAAGGTAAAGATATAAGATTTGGGCTCAATAGCATAAAAGGCGTTAGCGAAAAATCCCTACAGTCTCTCAGGGATTTTAGATCCAGCAATACCCCAACAAAATACGATATTTTCTTAGCGGCAAAACAAGCAGGGCTAAATATAGGGATATTGTCAGCCTTGTGTCAGGCCGGAGCGCTTCAAAGCAAGGGCTCAAATAGATCTTTAATGGCTCTGGAAGCTCAAGCATTTAACCTTTTAACAGATAGAGAAAAGAGGAACTTTATACTTATTGGAGAAAAATATGACTATAAGTTATTAAACTGTATAGCTGACGCCAAAAACCAGGAAATGGTTGGGGACGACGGAAAACCCTTAATGAAAGAGTCTAGATTTAAGACATTTAAAAAGAAATATGATCTTTACAAATCTATTTATGATAAAAATAAATCTTACGAAAGGTTTGCGAATTGGTATTTCGAAAATGAATTATTGGGGTACAGTCATAGCTCAAAATTAAAAAGCTGCTTTAACGATCTCTATAAAGATTTAAAAGACTCAAGAGATCTTGAGCTTATGGATAAAGATGAAGGGGGTAAATTTATAGGTGTTGTTATTGATTGCTTAAAAGCTACCTCAAGGAATGGAAACAAATATATAAAGCTATCAATGTCTGACGAAAATGGAAAATGGGATGCAATGCTATTAAATTCAAGAAGAGGTAATTTCTACGACAGGTATTTCGAGAAAAACCAAAAAGCGCCGACAAAAAAGAACATTGTAATAGCTTACGGAAGGAAGGCTGAAGATATAATATTTCTTGACTCAATCAAAATTATGGACGAAAAGATATATATGAAAATGTCTGAAGTTAAGTAAATAGAGTGTAAAACATGAAGATGACGCCAAAACCCAACTTTACGCCACGTGCGCAGCAAGCGATAAATGAAGCCAAAAAGGTTGCAAAAAAATATAACAGTGAATTTGTATGTATAGACCATTTGTTTTACGGAATGGTAAGATTAAACGCAGGGATACTGAGTGAGATATTGTATTTATTAAACATTGATCAGCTTGCGCTAAAAGACGAAATAGAACATACGCTCTCCCAAGACTTAAATGGCCTAGAGTTTTACCCTGAATCAGAAACGAGTCCATCTTTTGATGAAGAATTCCATTTAATATTAAAGGTTTCAGCATCAATAAGCGAAAAACTAGATCACGAATATGTAGGTCTAGAGCATATGTTGTTAGCGTTGTTAAAATTTGAAGGCTCGTCCATACCAAGCTTTTTTAAATCTTTCAACGCGTCAGAGGAGGATATTATATCAGAAGTAAGGGAATACCTGCACCTCTCCAAAGAAAACCCGGCGCATAAAAAAGAAAGCCACTATTACCCTCCAAAACCAAAGGTAAAAGATACTAGTTTGCAAAACCTAGAAAAACACGCCTTAAACCTTAACGCCCTAGCCGCCAAAGGAAAATTTGACAACATCATAGGTAAAGAAGAGGAAATTGCTAACGTATGTGAAATTTTATGTCGAAGAACAAAGAACAACCCCGTCTTGCTTGGCGAGCCTGGCGTCGGGAAGACCGCTATAGTTGAAGGCCTAGCGCAAAGAATAGTTAAAGCTGAAGCTCCTGATTTTCTGCTAGCAAAAATTATATATTCCTTAGATCTAGGATCCTTAATAGCTGGCACTAAATATAGGGGTCAATTCGAAGAGAGATTAAAAAACATAATAGATGAAGCTAAAAAAAACAAAAACATAATTCTGTTTATCGACGAAATACATACTCTTGTTGGGGCTGGAGCCGCAGAAGGCTCAATGGACGCTGCAAATATGCTTAAACCCTTATTAGCAAGGGGAGAGCTAAAGTGTATCGGCGCCACAACTCAAGATGAGTACAAGAAGACTATACTCAAGGATGGAGCGCTCGACAGAAGGTTTCAATCTGTAAAGGTTAGAGAGCCAAGCCCAGAAGAAACTAAACAAATTATTTTAGGAATAAAAAACAAGTATGAACAATTTCACAGCATAAATTATCCCGAAGAAACTCTTGACTTAATTATTGAACTGACCTCCAGGTACATGATTGATAAACAATTTCCAGACAAAGCTATAGATGTCATGGATCAGGCTGGATCGAAAGTTAAAATAAAGAACATTCAAAGGCCTGACGCGGCAAAAGAGATAGAGAAACAACTAGAAGATCTTAGCATGAAAGAGGCTAATATGGAAATGATTGGAGCATCAAGAAACACGGTTGAAGATGAGCAGTTATTTTTACTAGAAGAGTATGATAGAGTGATAGAGAAATGGGCCAAAAAAACCATAAAAGCTAAAATACAAGTATCTAAAAGTGATATATTTGAAGTGATTTCAGCCAGAACGGGTGTGCCTGTAAGCCAAATGTCAACAAAAGAATCCACAAAGCTTCTTTCTTTGGCTAGAGATTTAAATAAAAAAATCATTGGCCAAAAAGAGTCTATAAAAGAAATTTCGGAATCAATTCTAAGGTCAAAATCCGGACTTCAAGATTCTAAAAAGCCAGTAGGCAGCTTCTTGCTGGTTGGGGCAAGCGGAACAGGAAAAACTCATACTGCAAAATGTATTGCGAAATTCGTATACGGAGGAGAGGATAAGCTTATTCAATTAGATATGAGCGAATTCTCAGAGAAAATTTCCGCGAGCAGGTTAATTGGCGCTTCTCCCGGCTACGTAGGGTATGAGGAAGGCGGAGAGTTGACAGAAAAGGTCAGAAGGAACCCCTATAGCGTTGTACTGTTCGATGAAATTGAGAAAGCTCATCCAGACGTTCTAAACATATTATTGCAAATTCTTGAAGAGGGGTTCGTAACAGACAACTCGGGTCGCAGGGTTAATTTTAATAATTGTATAATAATCCTAACAGGCAATGTGGGTAGCGAAAAAATCACAAAACCATCAATAGGCTTTGGACACTCTCCATCACACGCAAAAGACAAGCTCAAGGAAGAGCTAAAAGTATTCTTCAAGCCGGAGTTCTTAAATCGACTAAATGAGATAATTATGTTTGATAATTTTAGTATAGAAGACTTAATAAAGATAACAAAACTAGAAGTGAATAAGATACAAGAAAAGCTTAAAAATAAAAATATAAAAATATCTACAACTCCTTCTTTAAATAAATACATATCCGAGCAAGCAGAAAAAGAGAAAATGGGCGCAAGGCCCATACAAAGATTGATTCAAAAAAACATAGAGAACCAACTCTCAAACCTCCTCCTGAACAAAGATCTCACCGAGAACCACTCAATAAAGTTCTCCCTTATCAAGGGCGAGGTTGTTTATAAAATCAAGGAAGAAGAGGCTTAGCTGGATCGTTAACTTCAGGAGGTTTTGGCCCCATCGGATCTTCGAATTTCTCCCCAGGATTTTGGCTTGAATCAGGCTGTTGCCTAGATGAATTAAAAACTCGCATGCATGCCTGAAATCTATCGGACTGAACTGGGTACCTTTTTTTCATATTGGCGTCAAGAATGCATCTCGTGACAAACTGGTCGCCGCTTTCTGAGTTGACTGGCACAGGGTATCTTTTGTCTTGGTTTGTTAAGAAATTATTTTCATTATCTTCCTGAACTTGCTCTTGCTTGCTTGGGAAGATATCTTCATACTCAATATATCTTATAGATTCGTCAATAGCTTCGTATGCAGAAGTGATGTTTTTCTTTACTGAATCGTGAATTTCTCTTTCTTCAGTAATCATGTCATAAAGTAATCTTGCTTTTTTCCAAATATGAAAAAGTTCTGATTTTACTTTTTTATAGCTTGAGTCTGCTCTGGTTTCGTTCATATTTTCTTTCATAATATTTTATAAATTTATTCCTGTTCTATTGGCGAATCTTTTCCTGCAACTTGTTTTGGCTTAGCTCCGTATAGATTGTAAGCGTATATTAAGTTCTTTAACCTCTCTTCAGAAGCTAAATACGCATCATGGTAATATTTAGGTGTTGGAGTGTTAGGTTTTTTAATTACAGAATCCCCTTCTTGTATCATTATCCATCCCGCAGTTTTCCCATCTCCATCTATTTTCCTAAGAGCGTTTCTTTCTGCTTTTCGATTATAGTCAGACAAGTACATCTCTCTTAGTATGGTTTGCTCTTCTAGCATTAGTCCGTCTGGATTGTCTCCGCTGAACGAAGTAAATATTACGGTGTTAAGTTCTCCTAGGTGACCTTCTAGCCAACCAGATATTAACCCTATATCCGCATCTCTTTGTTCCCCGTGATCATGGAAGCCTAAATCTTGATCGTAAAGATTTAAAGCAAGCTTTCCGATGTTTGTTTGCGGATTAATAGGTGGGTGAGCCATGTTAACCTCCTAAATAATCAAGAACTTCTTTGTGCTTTGGGTTGTTGGGGTCCAGATTAATAGGTTGCCCCATTACTTGAATACTTCCTTGTCCAACCAGGCTTGATTCAAAAGCTCTTTTGATTTTATTTTTGAGAACAGTTTTGTTTCCAGACGGAAACACCCCAGCCTTTACGGCGAAAGCTTGCAGATCGGTTAGATTCATATCTTCAAGCATTTCCTTGAATATCCTTTTGTCGTTTGTCTTAAAAGGGCTTATTTTCTTTACCCCCAATATATCTTCCAATTCCTTAGCCCTAGAAACCTGTTCTTCGTAGCTCTTGCCTGTTGTTTGATTTAGCTCTTCAAGCTTCACGCGCTTTCCTGCACTAGCTTTACTCGATTTTTTTGTTGTTTTTTTGTTTGCCATAATTTGTACCTTTTTCCTTTGTATTTTAATACACTATATAATAATGATTTTAAATAAAAAATCCACCCCAGTTGCCTGAGGTGGACTTTTGTAAAACGTTAATTTTATTGAAATTAAACGATAAGACCAAGTAATACTCGATCGTCGATGATCATGCGACCCTCTTCAAGAGAGCCGTAATAACCAATCTTAGATTGACGTGTTACGAATTGGTCATCAGCGATAAGAGAAAACTCTTCTCCTGACTCGGAATCGGTAGCTACTGCACGGATCATTGATTCGCGTGACAAGTCAACACCAACAATAGCTTGCTCAGTACCTTGAATTGCTCGAGCAGCACCGCCGTTTGCTTGAACCGAATAGTTGTCAGCAAATGTTGTTGCTCCAGCAGCTGTACCAAAAACAGTATTCCATTTTTGGCCTACGCCCATTTCATTATACTCTTGAATGGATACTCCGTAAAACTCGGGGATTCCAGCGCTATTAAAAACAGCGTCGCGCATAGTGTCTGTACCAGCGATACCGTCTCCAGCAGTTGGGGCTCCACCGGCTCCACCAATTGTATTAATTGGGTTATAAGCTAAACCGCGAATTTCTTCTACGATTTCAGGGGATACGAGTAAATCTGTAATTCCGCGACCACGGCGCTCAGCAGGCGTTCCACCGTTCCAAGAAGTGTTAATTCTCTTGGCTTTAGTAAAAAGCTTGTTTAAGTCCGAAAGAAGGAATCTTCCAGCTTGAGCGGAACGAATTACGTGCTGCTCGCTGTTAGTTGAAGCGTTTGCAAGTGCAGTCATGATCATGGTTGCAGAAGTCTTCTCTTGTTTAAGGAGGATTTCTTGAGCCATGCGTGTGAATGTTTTGCTTACAACATCAAGTCTTGAACGAGAAGCGTATCGCTTATCGAAACTCAAAGCGCTATCGAGAGTATAAGTTGTGAACTTAAGCTCGCTTTGCGAAGGAGCGACTTGGTTTGTAGGAAGTCCGCCAGGAACTGATTGACTCCAAACTTGAATATAATCTTCGTCAGTGATATCGTGATAAAGGTCCAATGGAATACTTGGGCTTTCGTCAGAATTAAACTGAAGAGAAGAGAACATGTTGCTTACGGTAGGAGCGCTGTTTACGACCTCTGCCAAAACTGGACCGATAAATTCGGCTAATGCAGTTTGAGCCTCGTAAGAAACGTCTCTATTTTTCGAAGCCATAGCTTTTACAAGCTCGACTTGCTCGGGGGTTCTTTCTAAAGTAATTTTCATTTTTAAATTTCCTTGTGTTAGAAGCTTATCTTGCAGAGATATTTTTTGCTGCTTGAGTCATCGCTTTCTTCTCCGATAGCGAGGACACTTCCAACAACAGTACCAGTAGTTGCTGTTTGAAGCTTTCCTGCTGTGGAAGAAACCTCAAGGTCGTCTCCTAAAGCTGGGGCACTTGCAAAAGCAGAGCCGCTCAAAAGAATTAACCCTTTAGTCAAAACAGGAACTGTTTGACCTGGAAGAACGCCTTGAGCTTCGTCTAGTTTTTGTTTGTATGATATCATCTTTTCTCCGTTTTCGTCGAACGCCAAGGTTTCACGTAAAGTGATTCCAAGCGCACGTCCGGAGCCATCAGCTGGAGCTACGGTCATACCTGTATTAGCGGGGTATCCGTTGAATCCAATATGAGCGCCACTAAAACTTGCACCTAAATAATCACGAAGATTATCTGGGGTAGTTGCGCGCAATTCGGAAACCTCACCAGGTAGAGCTCCCGCACTTACAGAAACAACAACGCCTGCATCAAAATCGCCTGTGCCGTTGGAAACGAAACTCGAAAGAGTTTTTCCAGTTACGTCAAGAGCGAATAAGTTAACAACATCGTGTTCACTGTAGTCTCGGTATGGTAGTATTCTTTTTGCCATAATTTTTTTCTTCTATATATTAGTATGAAATTTTAACCGACTCCTTAAAAGTCTTGGCGAAACGATCGCGAAGGGAGGAGGGGGCTTCGGAAGAAGATTCGTTGTTATTAACAACAGCTGCATCTTCGACCTGTACGTTTTCTAAAGCATCTTCGACTTCGTCAGAAGAGTCTTGTTCTTCTGTTTCAGAAGCTTCTGCAACTTGTGCGGTTTCTTCTGAAGAGCCTTCAGTTTGGGAAGCTTCAAGAGTTTCGAGTCTCTTAGAGACTTCTTGAGCCACTCTTTCCTCGAAAGCTTTTTGCTCTGCAGCGATAAAATCTTTATTTTTATGCTTCCAAACCTTGGAAAGTTTTTCTTGATAAGAAGCAAATCCTTCTTCTGATTCATCAACTTGAGCGAGTTCTGAAGCTAAAATCTTAAGATCTTCATCATCAAGATCGTACACTTCGCTAAGAGCTTCCATTCTAGAATTAAATCTAACCTCAGCTTCTCGCGAGGAATTTTCTTGCTCTAAAGCAATAAGTTTATCTTTCGTTGATTTTAATTGCTCTTCCACTTCAAGCATTTTTTCTTGAAGAGAAGCTTGAGCTTGAGAAGCTTCTTCTTTTTCAGCCTTGGCTTTTTCTAGATCCGCAATATACTGTTCGCTTTTTTCTTTTATTGCGTCACTAAAAACCTTAGAAATGCTAGCGACAGTTTCTTCTGAGAAATCTTGCTTGCCAAGCTTTTCGTCTAAAGCTGCTCGGAATTCGTTGATAATTTGTTTTGTATCCATAATTAAATTTTTATGTTGTTCTTTGTTTAGTACATCTTGTTTTTTCGATTGGGAAGTTTTTTTGCTTTTAATAATTATTTTGTCGATCGGTTGGTTGCGGCTAGGCTTATCAGCTTGAACCTGCCCGCTCTCGGCGACAAGCCCTTTTACGTCTGCAGCTGGATTCGATGTAAAACCTATTCCAAGCGGATATATATCTCCAACAATTAATCGGTTAACTTTCCGCCCGTCTTGTAATTGCCCTTTTCCTCCCGAAGACTTTAGATACGGAGCGTAAGCTTTTATTTCTTCCGGGTCGGATATAATACTAGAGTCCAGTAAGTCATCTCCACCGACACTAACAACATACTCATTAAAGCCAACCTCCCAGCTTGCGGATACAGTCTGAAAGAAATCGCTTTCTTGATCCGTGGAATTAACGACCAACTCAGCAAACTCTTTGCTTGCGGTTTTGTATACAACTGCAGCGAGCGCTATATTAAAAGGCTCATCCTTAATTAAAGCCGCCTCTTCGCTGATTAATTCGGAGTATTGACTATACTCAGAAAACCCAGCAGAAACTATATGCCCAACAATTCTATCCCTGTCGTGTTCAATGTTTGTCGGTTTATGTACAAAATAATCTTTAACAGCTACAGCTGTTTCACTATCTATACCGTCCCCGTTTTTATTGAATTTATTTACTACCGCAGCATTAAACGCCACAGCAAGCAAATCTATATTCTTATCTAAATTTATATCAGAAGGAATCAATGGGCGAAGAGACTCTATAGAAGCTTTGCTAATTTGCGATTCTTGCATTTGACTGGATGCGCAAATAACATTATCGAACTTTGTTGTATACTTATAAGGTAAAGACATTTCAGTTTAATACACTCACTTTATAAACATGGGAGTAAAGGTCGCAGAGACTGTCTCTATTTTTGAATCCATCATATCATAATAAAGTTTAACCATCCAATTTCCAAGAACCAATGCGGAATAACTATCTTTCCTCGCTTTCTCTGGCCCAGTTTGGCGCCTCAAGCTCGAAGGCAAGTCAAAACTTTGAGTGCCTGCGGAGGATGTTGTTATCTGAACCAAAGAGCATTGCGTTTTCACCAAATTCATCATGTCAAATTGGTGCTCAACAAAGTCTATCATTTTCGCGGAATTAGTTTGCCTCTCTTGTGATTGAGAGGTTTTTAAAAATTCGATTTTATCTATCGGTATTTTTTTTCTTCTTTGCTCGTTGTACGAATCATCAATAGCTCGAGAACCAAACAGTATTCTTCTGTGATCAAAGTTCGACTGCAGAAGTTCATTTGCTCGACGGATCCACTGGCTAGTAGGCTTTCTTAAGTAACAAATAGTTTTATTTTCTAAATTATATTCGCGCTTACCTTCTATTAATTTTTGTTGATAATTTTCTATGTCATCAAAGTTTGTATTTAAGCATTGTATATTTAGTTTATTCTTCTTAAACAAGCTGCTTTCATTTGCAGCATTAATAAACTGAACTCCTCCATTATAATCTCCTACAATAGATACAATATTAAAGTGATTTAATAAATAATAAAAATAATTTATATGTTGTCTTAAATTTGCACCAGCCAAAGCGTAGCTATGAACTACGACTCCAATCTTTTTTTCTTCGTTTAGTTTTATAACCATCATGGCAAAATCATCGCTGCTTTCACTTTCCGCCCAGCTAGGATCAAAAGCGAGAATATATTTATCTCCAGGACTGCCAACTATTTCCGTGCATGGGTTTTCTCCGTCCTTTAATGTGCATGCTGCCATTTTAGAGGTCTTAAAATATCCAGAACTATCATCAGTAAATATCGCTCCAAACTCCCTATCGAACTGACTCTGACTCATGGTTGACTTTGCTTGACTAATTAAATTTTGATCGTATAGCTGCCGGGGAGCACAGTCATAGCTGAACTGCATGATGGTTCTGTGAGCGTCCGACTGCTTGTTTCCCCCAATCTGAATTAAATTTTCAAACTGCTCATAGGCTTTATACATATATTCAAATTTATAACTAGCAGAAGAAAGAGCTATAAGTTTATTATTTGGCCAAATATGCCGATCGCTCTCCTGAAGCTTTCCTTGTCTGATTAATTCAGTTTCTACATTATAAATATCTTCTCTTTGAGTTGGGTTTTCTACAACACTCAAAAACGGTATTATAACTTCATTATAAATTCGCTCGGGCATTAATGCAAATTCGTCAATAATTATCCTGTGAAAACGAAAGCCCCGAAGCTTTTCTCCGTCCCCCAAGGGCAGGGCTCGAATTCTTGAGCTGCCAATCTCAAGAAGCCACTCGTCATTACTTTTTGATTTATGAGTTATACATTGAGAAAGATACATTGCCTCAGGCTTTGAAGCGATATCTTCTATTTTTTTAAATATCATTTTGGCCTGACGAAAAGACTTTGAAAGTATGCCGATTTCTACGCCCTGGTTCATTATTGCTTCTAGATATGCGTATATAGCAGTAGTAAAAGACTTACTCATTCCCCGACTCCACACTCCCATGAAATAATCGGTTTCAAACATGGCTTTTATGGCCATATGTTGAAAAGGAAACAGCTTCACTCCTGAAATTAAATCCGTAGTAAAGGTTATATTTTCTCTTAAGAATTTATAGAGTAGTATTTTAGCTTCTCTTTCTTCAAGATACCCCTTCATCTCTAAAAGCTTTTCGTTAAAGTCTCTGTCGGGACTTCTTGATTCTTGGTTGCCTACCTCCCAGCTCATTATATTAACCCTTTGTCTATATAATATTGAAGGTCAACGTTCCACAGTTTCTTTCCAAGCTTCAATAATTTAGGTATAAACTCTTCTGATTTTTCTCTACTGCCGGTAAATATAAACTGACAGTTTCCCGAGAATTGATGATTTAGCACTCTCATGTTATGATAAATGTATTTTAAATTAGATTTGTGTGCCCCGCGCCTATTGTTGGATTCTATTTGCGCTAAGTCGCTTTCTACAGCTACGAATAAATAACTATCAAAATCTTTTGTTCTCTGAAGTTCATACTCAAAGCGGTCTAAGTTGTTTTTGCTGAGTGTGGATTTAAAATCCTGCTCTCCCTTTCGGTCCACATAGGTATAATCATAATCCGCCCCGCCCACAGCGTAATCTCCAAATTCTAGCTTCATAGGTTCCGAGTTGGGGAAAGTTAGAGGCTGCTGCTCTCTAGTGTCTACAAATATTTTCATTTTCGGGTCTATTTTCTGCTTGAATGATTCCGGCAATCTTTCGCCAAACATAGGCTTTATTCCTATAGCGTCGCAAGCAGCAGTATAAGACCCATAGTGTTTTTGAAAAACATCTATAGTGGGCATGTGATTAATCATTAATTCAACATGTGAAGGGGCAAACTTTAAACCTTTAGCGGCGACTCTTTTTTTTAATAAATTAATTATATATTCTTTTACCTCTGATGGTTCTGTTTTCTCGCACCAACTTATCAATTGTTCATATGTAGAAAAGTCTCTGTTAAAATAATCATCCTTATTCTTAAATGGCAAGGGTTCTTTAGTAAATAAATTATAACGAGGATAATATTTTGTATAATATTCTGCAAGTATTATTTTATGAGATTTTAAATGAGCATGCATACTCTTCTCCGAGGAGAAGGGTTGCGAGCAAACCTTACAAATAAATTCGCCTTTTGGTGCGCTCATACGACATCGTCTTTAGATACCCCAAGAACCCTAGCCTTCCAGTCGGGCATAGATTCAAGATTGTCAGCCTCTTCCTTGGCGGCTTTTCTTTGCATGTTTGCTATTTTTATCATCACCTTACGTTCTTCCTCTTCTTGGAATAGTTGAACCAAAGCTAGTATGCTAGAATTTTGCTTTTGCTGGGATGACACTCTTTTTGACCTATCCCCTTGTAATTTTTGAATTAAAGACTCCATCCTTTTTTCGCACTGGTTATACTCTTCGCTCTTTGTCTTCAAAAGCTCTGCCAGCCTGACGGTTAGATCTTGCTGGTCTTCTGCGTCATTGAACATTCTATTCAACTTGCTCATAGCTCCTTGGATGTTTTTTAAATGAATATAATCCATGCAAACATTAATATATAAATTAATTTCATCATTACTCAAATCAGGTTTATCCCAGGTAGCTCTTACGAATTCTGCCTCGAATAAATCTCGATCCTCCATGCTGTCATAATTATTTATAACTTGAGTAAATCGAGGAGAAGATAAAAAAGCCCCTAATGATTCGATAGCTTTTTTTTGCCCTATATTTAACTTTGCCTCTTCAATATTTTTCTGACAGTAGTCGTTGATTTTTTTGATTATTTTGCTTACGGCTTTTGGGGCAGAATATTTTCTATTTACAGCGTTTTCGGAAGGGTGTAAATCTAGCGAATCCTGACTTTCAATATACTCCAAAACAGAAGAGTACTCTTTTGAGTTTCGGGTAATCCGTATTTCTGGAAATAATACAGTAGCGATTTGTAATGCGTTCATACCGTCCCGAGAAGAGTTAGAAATAAACTCTCGCTGAGAATCTGATAATTGTATATTGTCTTTCGGGTATATATGTTTTGTGTCGTAATTAATTCCCTGCTGGACCATAAATGCCCTAACGGCTCTCCCCTGCTTACTTCTTCCGTCTATATTTTCTTCTCCAGGAAAAGCTAATTTAGTTAACTCAGTTAAGTCGCTTATTGTTGAACCGTTCTCTGAGACAATTCTTTCTTGTTCTTCTGTTAAATCCATGCTATAACTTTTGTATCGGGAATTACATCTTCTTTTTCTAAAATTTCTTGAGCTTTTTGCTTGAATATCTTCTTTAAATTTTTAATTTGTTTGTAGCCAGCCTTACGCCCCTTCTCGGAAGTCTTGTAGCCCATTTTTCCAGCTACCTCTTCTTCATCCATATTATCTATAAATAATAATTCGTAAACTAAATACTGCTTCTCAGACAGCTCTTTCTTCATGAAATAGTTGAGTTTTTTCTGAGCATCGATAATGCTATAATTATTATCCTCCATAGCTTGAACTTCATTAGAATGGTTTTCGAGGGTTAGTGCCATTTTGATTCCGTAGGCAGACTTCTTTGTTCTCTCCCATTTGGCATATAATGGGCAGGAAGAGTCTTGCGAACCGCTTTTGGTGAACCCGCACAACGAAGACTCGCCTCCATCTTTGGTTGCGCAAGACTGGTTAAACGGGCAATTCAAACAGGGCCGAACAAAATTACTGTAATTATTGCGCAAAATATTCTTCATTTGGTTAGTTATTATTTTATTCATCCAGGGCTTTAGAGACCTTCTTTGGTCCCATTGGTGCCATTTTTTATGAATATGCGCCCTAATGATTTGCTCAACATCCTCAAAATCAAACCAGGCCAATGAATCAAGAAACCACTTGCCTCTTCTCTTTTTTATTTCCAAATCAATTTCCAAAGATTTGTCCTCGTAAGTAAAGTTAGTTTTTTCTTGGTCGGCCACGAGTTTTTTTGTTCTTGGCTTTGGGTTTTTCTTCCTTGAAGTCTTGAAATTGCTCCACAGGAATAATGTCCTTTAAGTTAAATTTATTACTATCTCTTTCTATTGAATAAGACAGTTTCGATATATTCGGAACCTCATATATATCCAGTCCATCAGGATCATCATCCTGAGAGGGAGCGGGCCTGCTTCGTTTAGGCAACAACTTTTTTACGCCCTGCTTAGCGCTGGTTGTTGTAGGCGACGTTTGTTTTGCTGCAGACAATATATTTAAACCTTCACCGCAGCCACCGCAAAAATTCGGAGCCTTGAGGGAGTACATATTTTTAAAACCACAATGGGGACAATAAGAAAAAGCCATAATAATATATTATAGCTTTAAAAAAAATTATATCAAATAGCCGCTAATAACCCTTGATTGCTTCCTTATGAAATCTTCGGAGTCTTCGCTCCATTTTCTATTCTCTTTTACATATTCAACACAAATCACGCCAATAATCTTACCATTCAGTGTTTTGATTGGTCGAGCAAACATGCTTTTAACCCCTTTGCTTATAAGGAAAGATCTAAAAGAAAAATCGCCCTTGTAGCTTTCGACATCAGCGCACTCGAATGTTTTTTCTTGAGCTATTTGCTCTACTAATCCATGTAAATTGGAAATTCTTAAGTTCTGCAGGTTTTGGCATTCAATGCTTATTCCATCTCCCACGATCTCATATGTGCAGCTAAGTTTTTGCTGACCCCTGCCAGAGAAATATTGCTCTCCATTATGGAACTCTAGTATATAAGCCCGATCAGCAGAAGTCTCGTCAGCAACATATTGCAGGGCGGTAATTATATTACTGTGAGAGGCGGGGTCATAATTTAATTGTTTATGTTTTTTTTCGTCAAGTTTAAACTTTATCCAGACTCCCAATACCGCAGTTGCAGCAGAGACGAGTCCAGTAAGCACGCTAATTACATCTAGTCCAGTATTCATTTCTTATTAATAATATACGCTAAAACTGAAGAAAACAGAAATACAAAAAACAAAATAACAGAAAACCACATAGCTGGCCCTTCATAATCGTAAGGTGCAGATTTTAGATCCAGGTATTCGACTACAGAAATCATCGAATCGTTATTCTTGTCTATATTGTTAAATTCAGAAGAAATGACGGGTTTAGGCGTAGGGTTTGGCTTATAAACCTTATTAACGCTACAAGAGCACAGCAAAAACACGAGAAAAAACAGCCACCTCATCTTCTTTTACTTGGTATAGCGTAAAAACCGACAACCATAAAGCATAGATCCATAAACGAGGCGAGCATTAACCCTCCTGTCATTTGAACCATCTCCCAATCTTTTCCCCCAAGCACCCAACCAAAAAAGCCCCACTTCGCCCCATCACCCTTCGGAACAATAACATTATATACTATGTGAGGATTCATTGCGTAATATATCATCAAAAAACACATTGTAAAAGTGATACTCATAAACAAAATTCTCCTTGTTACCTTCACAAAAGGATCGCTCGAGTTTTTATCCTGACCGTCAATCAATGCTTGTAGCATTTTATCGTCCCTTGCTGCCAGTGCCAACTGATCTTGTCTTTTCTGCTCCAACCAAGAATTTATTAGGTTGCACGCAAGCTTTATTCCAGCCCCAATTATTGTATTCAATATCGGTCCCATGCCTATATATACACCCGTTAAATTTTAAAAATGCTTATTTCAGTGTAATATAAGTTAATGTCACAGAAATCAATACTACAGCTTCTTAGTAAAAGCTTAAATTCCTATCAATCAACATGCTGGCTTAAATCAGAAAATGCAAAGCTAAATGGATCAACTCCAGCCGAATTAATGATGGATAATAAAACAGACAAGGTAATTAAAATATTACCAGATGAAATTAAAAGAATAAAAAGTAAAAAAAATATTAATTAATATATATCCACTCTTTAGTGCTGTTTGCGTAAAAATAAGGATATATTCTAGGGTTTGACCACATCCATCCATAGTTTATGATATAACCCCACACGCCATCTTGACTATCTGGCTGGATATACATCCAGTAGATTTTTGCGTGGTAAATCCACCCATTTGAGAATGGTAAATAATCTCCAAGCCAAGTACTCTGCCATCCAAGCGAGGTAACTTCCTGAGAAACTTCTTCTGTGGCCACCTCGATAGCTGATTGGGTATTTTCAGAATTTGTTTCGTCGCTGACGTCAGGGCCAGTAGATTTAGACAATAATTCTTGATCAAAATACTGGACTGCGGTTGTTGCTTCAAGAACCAAGGAAAGATAATCTTTATTGCTTGACTGAGAATGAATTTCTTTGATCGAGTTATCGGTTTTAAATTGCCAAGATAATATCCTGAAAGTTCGATTATGTTCATCGTTTCTGATCCATCCTCCACGATCATCTTTTTGGTAATCTATATTCAAGGAGTTATCCCATGCATACCCATAAATTAATGTGTCCTGAGATAAATTTAATTGGCTAATTTGTAGGGTTGATTCGCTTGACACGATCTTGCTATCAATAATCCACGCAATATCAACCACACTAGGATCTACAACATTAATTTCTAAAGTATGAGTATTGTTTACGCTAGAGTTTGTTTCTGTATAGCTGTCTATTGGAGAAACATATTTATAAAGCTGTAGAATAATTTGCTCTCTGTTTACCGCGTGAAAATCTCCAGTATTTGAGTTGTTCATTAATCCGTCATAAGATGTTGGTTTAAAATAATTTGCTCCTTCTTTTTGATATGGCTCATTAATTTCATATCCACGAAAGGAATCTTTGTACCCAATCCAATGACCCCATCTCTGCTTTGCCTCTTCTGATGATCTTGCCATGTTGAACGCATAGTCATACATATATTCTTGTATAGTAGTTTGGTATTCATCTCCCGCCATGCCCAGGACATGCCCTATTTCATGCGACACTATACTCGTCCATGGTGCAGCATAGATTAAGCTTGTAGAGCTTCTGTCGAGCGCTGTACCGAGCCCAAAAACCCTATTTGTTAAAATGGTAGTGCATTCATTTCCTATGTTGAGCTCATCTGTGATCGATAAGCATTTCAACCAATCATTCCAGCCATCCCAATATCCAAGATTAAAATCAAGCCCAAATGCAGAATTGTTAACGTCTTTTATATCGTCTGGATTATTTAAAGTGCTAACAAGGTCTATTCTATGAACATTAACAAAATTTTTATACCTATTCCAGAAGGCGTAGTTGCTTTGCATCCCCGACCATATGGTTTCAACATCTTTTTCATAATCAACCATCTCATCAGCGAAATATCTATCACCAATAAATACTAAATCTAGTCTATTATCAGATGATCCACTATTATGAATCGTTTCGTAAGAAGTTGCAAATAAATTAAAATAAAAAAATGTAAGTAGTAAATAATATCTCATCTATGAATTATCTCATATATTATGAGACAAGTCAAGATTATATTTTTCTAACTTGGTACGATTGAGACTTGCCCAGTCAGCCCGCATTTTTGGATGCCAAGCTGAGTTCTGATGATTAAAGAGTTTTTCGTGCAAGATACATACATAAGTAAATTTCTTCTCATCTTGTATGCCGAGACCGTCATTCCTGACTGTATTTGTATCTCTGACCCCCCTACGGTTATTGATTGCCCACCAAAGGAAATCACATTCAATCCAGCGATTTTGGTTATGACAAAGTCGCGGGATTGGTCGGTGTTAAATGTCTCACGCCGTGATACTTCCAGATTTAATACTCCCGCAGAAGTAGTGTCGAACATATTGGTTACAGTGATTGTTTTGCTGAAGGTAGAGGAGGGGGTCCATCTTTCTGAGATAACAGTTGGTGCGCCGGTTGAAGATCCATAAGAAACGGTTGTGCTGGAGTTTATAAGTTGATCGACGGTTACTTTATATGTTGAGCCATCCGCCTTTTGTATGATCAAGAAATCTGAAGCTGCGTCAATATTGCTTCCGATTAAATCTAAGTCTTTAATTTGCTTGTTTGCCATATCAGTATATATACACTATTTCTAATAAATAAAAGGTTCCTGCAGAAACTCTCTGCATTTTATTATTGTATAATACATATTAATTTAATTACATTCTATTAAAAAATAATTTCAAACATAGAATATATCATATATTACATTACTATATTACATGAACAATCAATTGGGAATAACAAGTGTATTGCTTTTACTGTTTTACGTGGGATGGTTCGCATGGGATCAAAGAACAATAATAGAAAAACAAAATCAAGAAATAATAAAATTACAACAACAATTAATATTTAAAAACATAGTATTGGACGCTGCGCTTCAAGATATAAGTGAACCAGTTAATAAACAAATATATAATTCGCCGCAAAAGTTCTTTAATCTTCAATAATAAACTTTAATTTTTAACAATAACTTATAATATAATATATGACAACAGCAACACAAGAACCCGAACAAGAAAAAATAGATAACGCCGCCGAAGAAGGGCAATATACTTCAGAGCAAAATATTGCAATAACTCATTTGGCAAACAAAATGCTTGGCAATGTAAATTTATCAGAAGCATTCTCACTCGTTCCACTTGGTCAAATAATTAATTTAGTTCAACAACAAGTTATTCAACAAGCAAAAAAGCAAGTCGAAGATATGAGTGACGAAGAAATTAAAAAAACAATTGAAGAAGGAGATGCCTCTCTAGCAGAAGCTCAAGCTCAAGCTCAAGCTGATCAGCTTCAGAATTAAGCTTTTAGACTTCTAAGGGTATAAATAATATCCTTAAAGTTATCATAATTTATACGATCCGTTTTGTAATTTGCACCACGGGTCGTTTTTATTGTATAGCCGCTTTGCTTTTCGCTATCAAGAACAAGTTGAGATATAAAATCATGTGCGCCATGGGATTTTAACCAATTCCAATATATTGCACGAGTTCCTGGTTTACATTCAAGTAATACATCTTCAAAAATAAATAATTTACTAAATAATGTAATATCGCGAAAACATGTTATTTCGCTAGGGGGTTCGCTTAAGCAAGATTCGATAATCAAAATCATGTAATAAATTACACGAGAATATCAGACTTAGCTGTCTTCTTGATTTTTAAGAAAATCTTCGTATCCCGGAGGAAGAGGAGGAATGAAAACGGCCGCTTCGTCCTGTTCTTGCACTAAAGATTCTTCTTTATTCGAATGATCCAGCGTTGGGTCCTGCGTTGGGTCCTGCGTTGGGTCCTGCGGCAGATAGCACGCTGGGTCCTGCGGATTAAAACCTTCGCATATTTCATGGCAGTGAAGTTCTTTGTTTGAACTGTATTCCTCGCAGGTTAAATTTCCAAGCCCTGTACAAAAGTAGCCCTCATGGTTTCCCATGCAGTTATATGTTTTATATAATTTCATTTTTTAAATTTTTGTGTTTAGAATATTAGGCGGCGGCGTATCTCTGGGTAACAGCGTAGGGGGCATAATGAACCCCCTCGAATACCTGAGCGTTACCCTGCATCAGAATACCAGAAGCGCGAGTGCCGTTTGAGCTTAACGCGTTGTACCGCATACTTAAGCCTCGGTCCCATATTCCCCCTTGTCCTCCAGCATGCCAAAAACTATAATAGTTATAACCATGCGGAGATAATGTTATCATTCCTTTATCAATAACTCCAAGAAAATATGGATTCCCTCCTGCAACACCATAAGCAATCATAAGCGCACTGCCGACATTGTAAAGTTTTGCTCCGCCTTCACCAACCAATATTGGAGTATAAGGACCCGAAAAATTTCCCCAACTTGATCCGGCGGATTGCTGAGTCCAATTGTACATTGCAACATTATTTAATGTTGTTACTTTTGCTCCGGTTCTAATCATTGAACCGACATAACCGGTTTCTCGTACTTGAAAGTCAAGCCATATGTTATTTATGTAAACTTTTTTTGGATATCTAAACCAAAAAGGAATTCCTGAGTCAGAAGGATAAACATTTGTGATCATACGGCATCGATCGTGTGGACAAAAAACATAATTTCTCCAATTTCCATATCCCGGATTTGCAACTTCCTCGGTTTGGTCATGAGTCAGGCCGACTCCGCTTCCAAGATAAGTTTTTCCATTAGCGGTAAAATTGCTTACCCCGATCTTTTTTCCAGAGCCAGTAAATCCCCAACCAGTATTTCCTCTTAAATTTCCATAAAAATACACATCATCAAAAGGTTCCCATTCGGCACCTCCTGCTATTGCCGGGGTTGGTCTATCACCTTTTGAGGTTCGATTCCAATAAAAAAAAGAAGTCTGCGTTGAACTTGCAAAATTCCCACCGCAACAAAAAGCGACGTTTTTAGCTGTGCTATATCGAGCGAGCCATTTGTATGCGTCTGTTCCGTACTTAAAAGGAAAATTTACCATTGTAACCATCACCGCACCGCTACTCGTAGTAACCCAATCTGATACGTTGTATGCAACCAAAAGATCTCGAGTAACTAAAAAATTTCCAGAACCTACAGAAGTAAGATTAAGAGGAGCTCCTCCGCTTGTGGTTTTTAGTTTAATAGTGTTGCCGTTAACAACCTGGGCGTAATAATCTACACCAAGTTCAATTCCTCCAGGAAGAGAGCCTCCTCCGGAAATTGGTGATTTGATACGCACTACTCCATTTTCTTCAAATCCGTGACTCGCAACTACGATTGTGTTGTTGGCTACAGATACGGTTGAGGCAGAAGCAGCGACGGTTCTATCGTTTGGACCCAGAGACCCATCCGATACCCCTGTTTCGAAATTGCGTACAAAAACTATACCCGAGTAACCGGAACTTAATGTTTGACTAATCCCGAAGCCATCAGCTAGCTGAAGTTGATTTTCAACAGAAACTGTAACGTTTCGCTGCGGGTTATTTTCCATATCATCTACTTTTGTAGCGACCGCTTCTAAACTATAATTTGACATAATTATTTATACACTTTGTTTTGAGTTTGTGAGATTAGATTAATTATTCAATTATTATTTACTTATTTCTTGTTGGAATTTTTCGTCAAAATCTATATCAATGTTTTCTTGTTTTTCTTCTGACGATGAAATTGCCATGGCTATTGTAACAATAATCGTTGCGCCCAGTCTACGACTTGACTTAAAGAATTTAATTGTTCATTAACTTCTATTTTTGGCAAATATGTTTCTTCGTTCATTTTTTATTTTGGATTTTTGTTATTACATATTTTAATATTTCACTTCTCATTATGTCTTCTGCTCCAAAATGAAATGTATGAATTCCTCGTTCTTTACTCTCTTCATCATCGAAAATACGATACATATCTGCAAATCCACTTTTTCCATTGATATCGCTTTGCATTGGATCTCCACAAATAATTAATTTACTGCCGCGACCAAGTCGGGTCATTAAAGTAGTAAGCTCTTTGAATGTGAAATTCTGAGATTCATCCGCGATTACGATTTCGTCCATCCAACTGGCGCCGCGAAGGTAATTTACAGGCATTCCTTTGATAATATCCTTTTCTCTTAAAATACTGGCTTGGCCAGGAACCAAAAGCTCGTCGAGTTTTTCGTTCATTGGCATCATATATGGATTAATCTTCTCGGCCATTTCTCCAGGAAGTGCGCCAAGGCTTTTTTCGCCACTTTCTGCGATTGTGCGTACATATGTAATGCCATTATCATTATTCATATTGTATAATTGTAATGCTCCATATATTGCTATATAAGTTTTACTTGTGCCCGCAGGGCCACTGATGAATACGATACTTGTTTCTTTATCAAATATTATTTTCAATAAAGCTAGTTGTTTGTCAGTTAGGCTTAGTTTTTTCAGCTTGACGTTTCTTTTATGCAGAGAGGATGCGATCTTCTTGATCTCGTCCTCGTCTGTTATCTCGGGTTTTTTACGTTTTCGAGCCATTTGATTATATAAAAATACACTATTTTTTAATAGTGGCCGGATTTTTTTTGGATCGACGAATATGTTATAATTTATTAGACTCATTTTCATATTGAAAAAAGGCACCCCCCGCACTTTGTGCACAATACAATTAAAAAATGAATTCATTTAATGGGTAGGGTCACAGGGGGGGAGGGGTACAGAATACCTAATAAATAAAACTTTTTTCACTTTTTTTTTCTATGTTTTCGTAAGTATATAATAATCAATAGTTTACAACACAAAGTTTTTTTGCTTCAGGCTTGACTTTTGGTCAGAATATGTTAGATTGTATATATAAGATTAATTAAATAAAGAATACAATAAAATAAATAATATGAAATCATCACAACCTAAATTCGCCTCCAATCCAAACGCCGACATGGTGCTTCATGCTCTAACACTTGAAGAGTTGAACGAGGAATTTACCCTCGCCCGTCTCTCGTTAATGGATCTTGAAGAAGGATCCGAAGAACACGCAGAACGCGAAGCGTATCTTGAAACCGTTAACGATTTCAGAATCGAAGCAATCGGTATCTCCGAATTCGCTTAAACTTTAACACTAACATAATAAAATAATAATATGAATTACGACATACTTCTTTTAATCCTTCCTTGGCTGTTTCCTTTCTTCCTTATGTTTCGGTCTATGACTGACAAACAAACAGATCTTTTTAAAAATAATAATAACGAAAATAAAGTAAAATAAAGTTTGCGTTTCCTTAGTTTATGTGTTACATTGTATGTATAAGATAAATTAAATAATAACAATAAAATAATAAAATAATATGTATAAGAAAAATGATATCGTACTCGCAAAAGATAATAACACTTACCAAGTGATCGAAGAATTCACTAATGACCGATTAGGCAAGCAAGTTCTTTGCCGTCTTTATCGATCACAAAAGCGTGTTGCGTTCATGCCTTGGCAAATTAAAATTCATCCTTTATTCGCTTAATGCTTGACATAATCATTTTATCTGCCATAATAGGATTAATAATAACAATAATAGAATCATGCGAAAAGTAACAGAACAAATCAAACAAGCCTTTAATAACGGCACATCTTTAAAAGTCGGCAATACACGCACAGACGGGCAAACCGTTTGGCTACATGGCAACGCCATTATCAAGCGTGACCCTGACGGGTTGGTGCGTTGGTCGCTTGCAGGATGGAACACGCCCACCACACGCGAACGCGTCAATGGTATAGCGAATGCAGATGTTTGCCAATTCAAATTCGAGCCTGTACTAAATGGTCAAGTGATTGACTCATCCGATTGGTTCGCATCGCCTAATAAGTTGCCCGATCCTCTAGTATTCTAAGCTCTCACATAGTTGACCTATACAACAGCCCACTATGTGGGCTTTTTTGTGTCCTATCCTGCCATAGCATTGTGCAGTCGGTCTTGTCGTAAGTTCTTGAATGCCAACAACTTAGGGAAAAAATCCCTGGGCGGTTTTCCGTAACTCGTTGAACGGCAACGACTTACAACAGAATCGATACAGATTCCGTGCCAACTTCGCAACAAAATCGCAACAGGATTGTGCAAAAACATAGTTGAAAGGTAAGTGAGAAAAAGCTTGTGTTTTGCCGTTTTCTCTGATACATTGTATATATGATTAAGAATAATAAAGTTGAAGAAATAAAACAAGAATTGAATTTGGATCTCGACCTTGGCTTGGCATTGGCTGAAGCTGAAGGCAACCTGAACCACTTGGCTCGTGAGTCAAATTCATCCGATTGGAAAGGTACAATCACGCAAGGCATAACAATTCTTGACGCATTAAACGCAGTACAAAAAGCGAGAAAAGCTTTTCAGAAAATAAAGCAAAATAAATCAAAATAAAGTTTGCAATTACGCCCGAACTATGTTACCTTTAGGTATAGAATAAATTAAATAATAAATAATATGAATTCATCATCAATAAAATTCCGTATCAGAGAAACTGAAACAGACATCCGTAACGCTACCGATTCCTTAGAAATCGCCCGACTTGAGAAAGATCTCAAAGAGTGGAAACTCCATTTGCACAACGCTCAAATGATCGAACTCGAAGAGCGAGTTGGTTTTAGATCAATGGAGCGAAACGCTTAATCTTTTAAAAATTAAATAATATGAATAAAATACAAGTAAGAATAAAAGAATGGTCAACCCATACTTCAGTAAAAATCTTCGATCAAGGCATCGACTCAAACGGCAATGATCGCCCAAGGGTTCGGACTGCATCAAGTCAATCGCATCTTGATAAGATCATGCGAGACGAAGGTCTCAATCAATTCCGTTTTAATGTCGTCTTTCAATAATAAGAAAAAAAAAGCAAAATAAAGTTTGACTTTCAACCAAAACTAGATTAAATTGTATATATGATAAAGAATAAAACATTCGTAGCAAGCGTTCATGTCTCTTCCCTCGATGGCGAAGCAATTTCCTTATGGAATAGCAATACCAAGTCATACATCGACATAGACAAGACACATCACGCAATCACTATAGAAGCTGAAGACAAGCACGAAGTAAGGCGAAAAGTTGCTCGCATGATTCGCACGCTTCAACCAAAGTTGCAATTTCAAACAAGCATCCAACGCAAAGATGGCGATAATGCTCAATACTACATCCAACAAATTTGGGAAAAATAAATTATCTTTTTTCTTGCGTAAAACTTAAAAAACTGCTTTAATAATAAAATGATAAATGTACATCCAAACCCTAACTTTGCTAATTGGTTCAATGTCGTCTTTAATGGCAAATTAATTGATGGAGCAAAATCTCACGCTAAAGCCTTGCGAATCGCAAAAAGATTAAGTGCTAAAACAAAAGCCCCGATTCTCTCAAGCAAATAAAATTATGAACGAAAAACAAAAATTGCAAAAAATAATTGACGATCACGCCGAGCCTGCAGAAAATGGCTCTATTCTATCAAGAATGTATGTTATCGCAGCACAAATGGAACTTGATAAGATAGCTCAAAATGAGCTTGCCGACTATGTAGCTCATACCCCACTGCCCGATCCCCTCATCTTAGTTGACTAATAAGTTTTCGTAAGTAACTGAATACCAACGACTTAGGGAAAAAATCCCTAGGCGTTTTTCCGCAACTCGTTGAACGGCAACGACTTACAACAGAATCGATACAGATTCCGTGCCAACTTCGTAACAAAATCGCAGTCGAATCGTGCAAAAAGATAGTTGAAAGGTAAGTGAGAAAAAGCTTGCGTTTAGCCACTTTATGCACTACATTGTATATATGATAAATAATAAAACTAAAACTTTCACAGGTAATGTTCACATCTACTCAAATGATGATTCGAAACTTCCTTTGTTTAATACTAATACGAATACATTCATTAACTCGGTAAGGACTAACAATGTAATCGAAGTTCAAGCTGAAAACAAAAACGAAGCAAGAACGAAAATTAATAAGATTGCCGAAAATCTTCAATCTAAGGTAACTCTCGGACATAACAAGCAAGCCACAAAATACATCAATCAGATCTTTGTAAAATAAAGCTTGACCTTTATAAAAAATACTATACTCTCTTACTTATAACATTAATAATAAATAACAAAATAAATAAAATGAAAATTGCTAAAACTCAAATGAATCGAATCTCTCAATTTATAAAATCAAGCTCCATTAGCAAAGGAGGACATGGAAAAAGTTTGGAGATGTTCCTTGCTGACTACTTCGGCTTTCCCGAATACGATCAATACAAGTCTAAGGTTGACTTTCCAAAAGAAATCGTTGCACAAGGAAATGTTTCATCTGATTGGGTTGCAGATTGGGAAGTAAAATATTATAACATCAATTCGTCTGTTGTAATACTTGGCGATCTTGAAAGAAAAATGCAATGCCTTAAAGATGGCTTGGTTATAGTGATTGGGCTTTACGATGGAACGCCCGACAATCTTGTAGATATTAAATTTATCAAAATCAAAGCTGATAATTCTTTACTAAAACATTTTAACACTTGGAAGAAAGCCTCTGAATTCGTTAAAGATAGAGGTAATACAATAGAAGAAACTCGCCAATTCGTCAAAAATGTAAACGCAAAAATCAAAAGCGAATTCTTTGTTAGTAACATTTCAAGAAAAAATAGATGGAGCACTTCAAAAGGAACAATGCAAGGCGAAGCTCGTCAAGTCTCTTTGTCTATCAAAGCCAATGACTTAATGAAAATATAACTTAAACCCTCACATAGTTAACCTATGCAATAGCCCACTATGTGGGCTTTTTTGTGCCATATCCTGCTATAGGATTGTGCAGTCGGTTTTGTCGTAAGTTCTTGAATATCAACGACTTAGGGCAAACTGCCCTCCGGAGTTTTCCGTAACTCGTTGAATAGCAACGACTTACAACAGAATTGATACAGATTCCGTGCCAACTTCGCAACAAAATCGCAACAGGATTGTGCAAAAACATAGTTGAAAGGTAAGTGAGAAAAAGTTTGCGTTTTGCTTGGTTATGCCTTATGTTTAAGTATGATTAAAAATAAAACAAAAGCTTTTGTCTTCGACTTTGATGATACTTTAGCATTCACAGATGCAAAGGTTCATGTCATGAGTGAACAAAATGAATGCGTTGCAAGCTTAACTCCTCAAGGGTTTAATGACGCAAAGCTAAAAGATGGTCAATGGTTCGACTTCTCAGACTTTGACAAATCAAGTTTTATTCTTAACGGAACACCAACAAAACTAATAGACTTAGCGAAAGATGTTTTTAATGAAGGTCATTCTGTTTTTATCTTAACTGCAAGAACAGATTCTGCATCTTCTGCGATAGCCGAGTTTTTGGGATGCTTCGAGATAACTGCAAAAGAAATTCATTGCGTTGGATCTAAAGGTTCAGACATTGCAAAGTCAAAAAGAAAAGTTTTACTATCAATAATTGAAAACTTCGATAAAATTTGGTTCTTCGATGATGACGAAAGAAACATTCAATTAGCAAAAGATTTACCACTTACTGCAAAAAAAGTTTGACACAACCCATTAAATACATTAGATTAAGATATGATTAAAACAAAAGAACAACTCTGTAACGAAATCGATTTCGGTACTGCTCTAGCACAACTTGAAGGATCGATTGATTTTCTCAACTACATGGCACAAGAAAAATCAGATGCTCCTCGGACTCTAACTGAAAAAATGACTATCGAGGGAATGCTCGAACGCATCAAAGAAATCCGTAAACTTTTTAAAGAAATTAAAAAATAAGTTTGACACAACAACCCAAAACCTATAATATCAATACTATGAATAAAATAAAAGAACTCACCGATTTAATCGCAAACCACCAACCACAAGCAGACGCAGGACATACAGGCTCTAAGCAAATAGTCGTGAATGCTCAAATGCAACTTGACGAAATTGAATCGAATGCAAAAGCCCAAATGCTTTTAATCTCACTTTTTGCTTGTTAAGGCTTGACTCAATCAATTAAATTAACTAAAATACAATTATGACAGAACTCGAAAGAATCGAACTAATACGCAACGCAGTTGCAAATAATAACGCACAAGTCTCAGCTTCTCTTTCTCTTCAGATCGAAGACTTGAAAGCTGAAAAGTTGGCTGAAGACTTAATCCTTGAGCATGGTTTGCTTGATGTATCAAAGCGAGAAATCACAGACGAGGTTTCAGAATTGGCATCTAGTCACGACAGGGCAGACGATGAAGAAGACTTCGATAATGATGAAAACTTGCGAGATATGCAAGCAGTTAGCCCATTAATGAGGGAAATCTTTGAAGACAATAATTCAATTGCATAAGTGGATATACTAACAATTATGGTCGTAAGTGGATTAATAGGATTAGTCAAAGCTTTAACGGAAAAAGAAGATTAATGATAATACTAGAAATAAGTTGCATAATAATATCACCGATTTTGTTTGTTGCATTAATTCTTTAGGGCGATAGGTCAACCCGTGAGAGTTCGCGGGTTGACCATTCTTTTTCTCATAAAGTATTGATACTCAACGACTTAGGGCAAAAAGCCCAGGGAGTTTTTTCATAACTCGTTGATACTCAATCACTTAGGGAAAACTGCCTAGGGCTTTTTATAAAATGTTAATAATCAACGACTTATGTAATTATTGTACTATTCTATTATTTACTGTATTTATATTTGGCTTTTTTGTATTTGGGGTCCGGAAAACTGTATTTGTATTTAACCTATTTAACTTTTAAGTTTGGCTATTCCATTATCAAGCCAATAGTAAAAGGCGAGTGAGTTATTGCTCTGTCAAGGTTTGATTCTAGATTTCGGATTACATTGATGATGTAATCGAGGTTGCCAATGATTCCCATTGCTTTTCCGCTCTTTAATACTTGGTAAGTTCTTTTTTTCATAGTTCGTTGATTACTTCGGTGTTTATCTCTTCAATATTTACAAGTGCATCGTCCCATCTGACTCCGTCAAGAGTTTCCTCATCTGACACGACCCTCTTAAAGGTTTCATAGTCTCCGCACTTCTTTGCGGTTGCATAATAATATTCATTGTTTTGGATCCATAATGCTATGTTCCAAGTTTCTCGGTTACTCCATCCGTTATAGCTCATATCTTTATTGTCTTGCATAGTTTAAAGGTCTTCGTGGTAAATGTAGATTGGATTGTCGTTATAGGTTAAATGTGCGTGCTTAACAAATGTATTGCTTTCAATGTTCTTTTTAAATGTTGAGTTGGAAATGAACACATCTGTTTGCTCGGTCTTCTTCTTGGCTTTAATAATTATTACGCAACCATCGTTGCTTTTGGTAATTAGATGTTTTTTTTCGTTCATTTAGTTGCGATAATGAGATGAGTCTTGTGATTCGGTTAGAGTTTCATAAGCGTGTGCTTTTTGTGCAATAGCCTTTAATGCTCCACCAATAACATTCAACATTGAAAGCTGATCGTTGTCAAGCATATTCTTGTCGGTCATTGGTTCGATCATGTTGTCGTGAATGAATGCCATAACTAATTCGTTTGCTTCTAGCGAGTCAACATCCTGAACTTGCAAGTGGTTTGGGTCATTAAGATACATAGTTTAATTTTGTTTTGTGTTTTAGTTTCCTATCAAGAATTTTGTTTTTCATCTTGAAGGGTCGAGCCTTAGTGAAAAGGATTTGATGTCTGAGCTTTATCTTTTTCGCTTTCATAAGTATTAGTATGACAGAATTTTTTGTGAAGTCAAGTGTTTTTTTCTAGTGAATAATAAAATGATACCAAACACGGAGGGAGTCGAACCCACAAGAGGATAGTTAGGACTGCAATCCGCACCTCTCCTAATCACCACTAATTTGCAGATTAGTTTGATCGTGTTGGTAAGTATCAGTATGTCAGAATCTCAACCAAAGTCAACCCCTAAATGAAAAAAAAATAAAAATAGTTGTAAGCTCTTGATGTTCAATGACTTGCGCGAAATCGCCCAGGGCTTTTTGCCCTAACTAGTTCATAACCAAGCGTTTATAACATCTGCATAAATGCATAATAAAATATATGCACTAAAGGTTAATAAAATTGATGTAAATAATAATACTTTAATCATATCAGTACCCTAACCATTCTAACACTTTTTGTGCATTATACTCTTCTTTGTCACCCATGTCTAAAATGAATTGGTGAATATCTTGGCAACCATGCTTTGAGAGTTCTTCAAACGCTCTTGCTTGGCTAATCATTAAATCTTCGGCTGATTCGTAATATGCTTCACTCATGAGTCTATCCCTTCTACTACAAATCCTGTTGCGTCTTTCTTTGCCATACCTTTCTCGATCAAGCCAACGACCACACCTTTCTTGTCAAGAAAACGCAAGTCAGTTTCATCACCATTGACGACCTCAAAACCTTTCCATGTTTTGGGTAATTGATTGCGAAATACAACGGCAACATTGCCACCCATTAAAAGAACCATCTCACACTTTTTGTCATTATTCTCTGATCGAGAAAAAGTTAAATGATAATTAGAGGGAAACTTTGCCTCGCCCTTAATGAAAGGCTTGTCGAGAAAAGAACACATTCTTTTAAATGATTTAGTATAATCATAAAACTTAGTTTGGGGAAACTTATCAAAAATTGTTTGAGGCTTTTCTTCATCAAAAAATACTGACTCCCACATGATGTCGCTTGTAAGATTAGGACGAAAGACAGCTTCCATACTTTTCTTTTGTGCCGACTTAATTGAGGAAGTAATTTCTTTCGATAGTTTTGCGAGAAAGTCAAATTGCTTTTCAAAGAACAACTTTGTTTTGTTGATGCGTGAATCTTGAACAGATCCCATTTGACCACGACCTGCCGTATTCAAGCAAGACATTGTGCAACCTTTGGAACGCCATTGGCAAGTTTCGTAGCCCGAAAGATTTGCTGGAGCTAAGTGGATTCCTTTTGTGATGTAACCGAGTTTTTCTCCTTTGAGAATTTTTTGATTACCTGATGTGAGAAGTGTTGTTTTAATCATGTCTTAATTATGGTTGAATTAGTTGCTTCTGTCAAGCTTTTTAATAATGTTTTTTGCTTTTTCGATTCCTTTTTCTGTACCGAATTGTCCGAGCAATCTCTTGAAAGTTTCCCATGAAATAGTATTAGAGGGAAGTTCTTGAAATTGTTTCATTCTTTGCTTTGCTTGTTCGTCTTTCATAAGTATAATTATGACATCATATAGAGGTAAGTCAACCCTAAAATTAATAAAATTAAAAAAACTTTATGACGTTACTCGTTAACTATCAACGACTTACGCAAAAAAGCCTAGGCCGGTTTTCCCTAACCTCTTGAACCTCAACGACTTATGCAATAATAAATGTGGGCACAAAAAAGCCCCCCAATCGGGGGGCAATCATTAATCTTTCCGCTACGCAGATTGACTAATTAACCTAGACTCACTGACCTTTTAAAGGATTTATCTGCACAAGTCGCTCGAAGAACATGGCGACGATTGACTCGACGATTCGCTCCATTCATGTCCGAAAACATTACATGGCGAGCAGTAACACTCTTGACTTTTGCCGAGAAGACCTTGCGTTGCTCCCCTTGTTTAACTAGAAGAGAAACGAATCGTCCTTTGAGACTATCAACTACATTTTTGAGTTTTGCTTGATTTTTCATAATTTTAATTTTTGTTAGGTTTATGTTTGGTTTGTGATTAAGAATGATTACTTTACAAGTGCGACTTCAGAGTCAAGAACACCATGCAATGCGAGAGAACGATTTGGTAAGGCATGAACTCCACCTTTAAGAACATGAGTGAAGCCGTTATACAATGAGTGCATATTCCGAGGAGAAAAGTCATCATGTTCGGGTTTGTGCCATTGCTCAACTACATCAGCGATTTTGCCTTTGCTGATCGCACCATTTTGAAAAGCACGGATAACAAGGTCATGGGCTTGCTCGTTGCCGAGTTCGTACTCTTTGTACGCTTCGATGCGTTTCTCATCGCTTGCCCATGTCTCAGTCATCTTGCCGAGAGTGCGAGCGATAACTTGAGACAAGTCAGTCAAAATGTTTTTTGTGTGCCTTCTTGCAAGAGTCACTTCGTTGGTGAAGATAAGGTTCGAGCAAACAAATGGAGCGTTGCCCATGCACAAACCTGCTGGAAAGCATTTGTCGTGCGAGTTGCGAAGACCGAGAACTGTGCCACGATCATCAACATCGGAACCTGTGTTCTTGACATGGAAGAGACCGAAGTAACGCTGACCGAATCGGTGAAGAGAATGGTAAGTGTCTACAATTTCCCAACCATTTTCTTGGATTTGGTTTTGCACACGATCAACAAGGAACGCATGACCGATTGGTTGCCAAGACTCAGTCTTTTCGGGAGTCTTTACGGACTTTACTTCGCTAAAGTCAATTCTTTTTGTGCCACATACGGAGAGATCAATTTTTTTATTCATAGTTTTTTTAGTTTTGGTTTATCGCTTTGTAAGATTTAATTATACGAAAGTTTTTGGTTTTTGTCAAGCTTTTTTTTCTTCGATTAAGTTTTTTTTGTTTCGACTAATTTTTTTTAAGTTCAGTTATCGTCTTGATGTATACTAGTATGACAGAAAATGATGTCATGTCAACCCTTTTTTTTCATAAAATTAAAATAGTTGTAAGTATATGAATATCAATGACTTAGGAAAAACCGCCCAGGACTTTTTTGCGTAAGTCCTTGGTGGTAAGTGATTTAGGTAAGCTTGGTGGACCCGCTCGGGCTTGAACCGAGGACCCTCCGATTATGAGTCGGACGCTCTAACCAACTGAGCTACGGGTCCCAAGTTAACTAAACTCTTTTTTCGAGCAAATAAAGCTCACTAAGGAGCAAATTATGTGCAAGTTTTTGAGAGAATAAACCTTTGCCTCCAAGCCCACGCATTTCTGCTTGAGCAAGAGCGTAACCCATGTTACGAATTTTAGTGCGAAGAGTTGCGATTCTTGTTGTATTCATTTTCTTATCCTTGGTTGTAGTGGTTGTATGCGTTGCACGCTTGATCTGCTGAGTCAAAACTAACTGCTATTAAATCTCTTTGACTATATGGATGCCACGATGTTGGCGACTCCTCGAAATACAATTCCCATTGCTCGGAGTCTTCGTTAAAACTTGGAAGGTCAAGAGGTTTGCCTTCGCATACTGCTTCGATGTAGTTATTCATAATTATTTTAATCCCTCCATTTTGTTGAGAAGTTGATCGAGAACGGACTGCCGATTGCCTTTAAAACCAAATTCTGATTTCGCAATCGAATAGCAAGATTTGCCTCTCGACATCTTTAGTCCTCTCATTTCTAGCTTTATTCCTCTTGCGATAGTTCTTAATCGGAATGCGTTAATTTGTTGTGGTGTGTCTAGTGTCATGCTCATAATGTATAGTTTGTCAGATTTTCAGTAAAAGTCAAGCATTAATACCAACAAGAGTAAAAAATTCTGTGTTTCTTTTTTAGTGCCTTGCGAGCATCCTTGACAAATTGCAAATCGCTTTCTTTGTACCAATAATCGTTATCGGAATGAGGTTCATCGTTTTCGTCAGTCCAAAAATAAGAATCAGAACCCCAAAAGAATCCATTTGATTCGGGAAGCTCGAAATTAAGAATCGCATCTTCAAGAGAATTAATATCTTCTTCCGTTAATTGCAAGGGAACGCAATTAAAAAGAACTTCGGCATCGTCATCGTCACCATGTTTGTCTTCGTTTGGGCAACCCTTGCTTTCCCAAAGGTCTTGCATCCATCCTTGCAAGCGATTGTGCTTTCGCCATTCTGCAATTTGAATATCATTATCTGAGTTGCGTTTGCGTGGTGGTCGTGAGTATGCGTATTGATCTAATCCCATAATTTTTTCCTTGTTGTTAGAGTTGTGCTGATTGAAAAGAAGACTCTATTCTAAGCTCATTCTGCAATGAGGTCAAGCTTAAAACGATATCCTCCAAAACTTCTTCGGCTGATTGAAATGTACTTCCAAGTGGAAACTTTTCGGGATGACGCTCGTTCTGCTCCAAGCATACCTTGGACATTGGATCTGCGTATGCCATTTCTCCCCGGACGATGTCCATGATGGTTTGTCTTATCTTTGCTTGTGTCATAATTACTTACTCCAATCTACTGAATAGATATCTTCTTCGCCTTGTCCAAAAATCATCTCAAAGATTTTAATAAGCTCAGGTGATGATAAAATAGGAAGGTTCTCTTGGATTTCCTTTAGGAGTTGTGTTTTGGTTGTTTGTGTTTCATTCATAATACTGCTAATACTTGTTTGGGTTCTAATCTTACGGCAATAGCATAGTCTACCATTTGTTCCGTGTCCTTGTCAACAAAATTCTCATACTTATATGGATTATAGGAAACAGGTCTTGCAGTGGGATGAGAATCTCTCCAATCGCCCATTTGCCAATTCTCTACATAGCCCTCGATTCCTGCGTGAACATTTTTACGCTGTTCTTTTAAAACTCTTTCTCGCCCACTTTTGCTAACCTTGAAAGTGCAACTATGCATTGCTAGTAATTTGGCATGAGCTTTAACTAATCCGTCTTGCTTGATGCTCCAACATTTCTTGTGAAGATTCTTGTAAACAAAAACAGGACTACCAAAGTCAATCTTATATCTTTTTTCGTTAGGCTTTGTCTTGATCATAAATACAAGTATGACAGGTTTTTACCTCAAGTCAACCCTTTTCTTCATTTTTTTCTCCGATTTATGTCGACGGCATCGACAGGTCAATCCGTATATGTCGATAGAATTAGATTTTATCGACACATCGAAGTTGGGGCATTTTTTTCTAAAACATTGCAAGTCGTTAGTAGCCAATTAGTTATGAAAAAACGCCTAGGCGGATTTTACGCAACTCGTTGTTATTCAATAACTTATGTAATTTATGTCATTTTAATTTGATTATGTTTATTATTTTTCTTCTTATATTTGGCTCTTATATTTGTGTTATTTACTATTGATATTTGAACAAGATAAGTTTGTTATTTAGAAGTCGTCCCTTTCTTCTCTAATGAATTGTATAAGGCCTGCGATTGCGCTCAAGATAATTATTGTTAACACTCTATACCGTCTTGGAGTACTTCTTCCAAATCTCTAGATCAAGGTCAGTCACTGACTTTCCTAAGGTTCGAGCATGCATCTTGAATGCATTAGCGTAATAGTTGTAGATGCCGACGTTCGAAGGCGTGCTTTTTGGGGCGTCCTTATGCCCTTGGTCACGAAGGAACCTTAAGATATGTGTGTCGAGCATCGGCTCGTCAAAGTCTTCGCGACTATGAGAAAGAAAGAACCTTGCCGTTTTAAACCCGATACCAGCAACCTCTAAAAGTTTGTTCAGGGTGACGGTTTGAAGGTCTTGTATCTTGGACACAGCAACATAAGAATTGTATCTTTGCTTGTATGGACTAAGCTTTGCCCAATGCATGATCTCTTGCAGCCGGCCCAATTCAATCAATTTTCTTATACAATTAAATGGTAATGTTTCTTTTGTTATGTTTTTTGCTCTCTCGATAAACACTTCTAATTTAGGTGCTTCGATTGAACTTTTCTTTCCCGCTACATTGATACCAAATAAAATAAATTCTTCTAATTGATATTGTGTTCTATTATAGTTTGTTACTTCTGCTGGATTAATCATATGTTTTTTTATGTTAGGTTATTGTGCAATGTGAAATACTTCTCTAAGCTTACTCATTTCATCTGATGCAAAGAATACTTCTCTGCAATAGTCAATGTCTTTTGATTCAATATGTTTAATGAGTTTTACTGCTTGATGAACAGGAACTCGATCACGGGGCATTCCACCCCATTTGATTACGACCTTCATATTAGGAAAGTTGTCGTTGATTTCAGCAAGTTGAGCTGAGTTGATGTAACCGTAGTTTGTGAGAATTTGTTTAATCGTTTCCATAATATCTAGTATGACAGATCTGTAGGTATTGTCAAACAAAAAACCCGACCAAAGTAATTTACCTTGATCGGGCTTAACATGAATAATAATAAATAAAATGGTGTGGGGAAGGATTACTGTATACCTTCGACTTTTCGGCGTGAACATCAGTTCATAGAGTACCTACTTCGCACCACAAACGAGACTTGGAATTGTCTCTAGCTCATCCGATTGGACTCTGCTAATCTACCACAGAAAGTTTGCGTACCTTAGCTCGCTCACGACAAGCTTGCTCAGTCACCCACAGGAGAAGTATATCTACCTCTCCAAAGTTTTTAAAATGTTAAAGATCGATTATTTATTTTGATTAAGTTTGTTTCTTAATTATGTATCTATTATACTCTATTATTTGTTGAAAGTCAAGAACTTTTTTGAATTATTTTCTGAGTCACATAAATAACAGGGGCCGTGACCACTCTTGGGGCAAGAATGAGTAAATTGTATTTGTTTGTTTGGAGTGAATATTTTATCAGAACAACTATTAAATAAAAAAGATAATAATATTAAATATTTCATTAGTTTGGCATCAATAATTCTTTTAATTCTTCTATTGTTTTATTTGTAAGAAGTGATATTTGTTCTAATGTAATGTTCCAATTAGTATCGAAGATATGTTCTATCTCCTTGTTCGTCCATTGTTGAGGTTGTTGAAATATATTTATGTTCATGTTATTTAATTGTATTTTTATTTATTCTCATCAAGTCTTCTCGTATTTGATTGATGTATTGGTATGAGGCTTTAGCATCAATGATTGTGTTGTTTGGATATTGTGTGCAATGATAAAGATCATCAACAAATTCATTTAGCTTGGCGAGTTTAAGATAAACATATTCTTTTTCGGTCAACTCGTTTCTCAACTCAGACTCGCTTGCGAACAAACCAACCTTTGGGGATAGCGACTTAATCATTAAATAAAAATTCCTTTCAATCTTAATCTTGCTCGACTTGCTTCGACTCGTGCAATGCGAACTGCATCTGCTTTTTGAGATAGTTTTGTTGAATAGTATATACTATCCTCGTCAACTGATCCATAATTCGCAAACTTACCTTGCTTATTCGCAGGTGTGTGTTTACCACTTTTAATATCTGCCATTACTTGGCTCGCTCTCGCATTTTTCGCAATACTCATAATTTTATCTTTTTTTAGTTGTGGTTAAGTTGGACACGAACAACTTCAGTTCCATCTTCTTCTTTGTCAATGTCAGCAATATCGCATCCATCAAACTTGCCGAATGCGTTTATCGTATTCTCTTCGTCAAATGGATTGACAAGAAAGGAGCATACATCATTACCATAGTAGTCTTCGATTTTTATTTTAATCATATTTTTTTTGTTTCGCAATTATTGGTTTATGTATTCTAGTATATCAGAATGTAATATATTGTCAAGTCTTTTTTTTAAGAAACGAATCCGTATGTTGGTAAATCAAATTCATGATCGAACATTCCTACTTCGTCCCATCCATAAAGAATGAGTGCTTGATCGAGATCATCTTTCATTAAATCTTTTCTGTCAATAACTGCGAGTTCGCTACCATTGGGAATCATGTAGTCAACATTTTTTATGTCAATCTCTTGAAATGTCATAGTACTTTTCCTCCGACTCTATATACTGACCATTGCTCTTCTCCTTGATAAGAAATGTATTGATCGTCATTCTCTGCCCAATCAACTGCTCCTTTAAGTGAACGAAAATAAACAGGCGATTCGCTCGGACTCGCATCATCTACTAACATATATACTCCTTCTGCGACATCGCATGGGTTGGCATTCTTTTCTTTTTCTGCTTGAGCTTGCCACTCAAGATATTCAATTTGTTCTTCGCAATAATTCATAACCCTAAGTATATCAGATTAGGATTTCTTGTCAAGCCTCTTTTTATTAAACTTGCTTTTTCCTCCGAATGCTCCTGTTGGAGTGGCGAGTCCTCCTTTGTGACCAACCATTCCTTTTCCGCTTTTCTTTTTTCCAACTAAGTATTTATTTTGATTCATATTGTATAATTTATTTTGTATAATTAAGTGTTTATTTGAGTTGTATTGTTTTGCCTTTTATATCATGCAATTTTATTGTTTATTTAGTATATTGTATTGTATAAGAGTATATACTATATTTGTGCATCTTATATCATGCAAAAATTTGTTTATTTATTTCTTAATATTTGGGCAATCAACATTAGTGTTTTATTTAAATCAGATAATTCTTTTCTTATATCATCTGAATAACCATTTGATATTGATATTTGTTCTTTAACTCTTTCTAATTCTTTAGCAATTTCGTTCATCTTTAATAGTATGGCAGATTATTTGGCGATTGTCAAGAACTAATTTTGCTCACCGCGACTTTATTTAAAAATTTATACTATTAACTATTATTATTTGATGTAAATATTTGTACGATTAAATTCGGGCGAGTCAGTCCACATTCCTTTGGCATATTTGCCGTTATTTGTCTTGAGATTGATTGTCTCGTATAAATGTTTCAACATTGCCTTGTCATCTTTGCTTTGTTTATTTGATGTTTTATTTTTTGCAATTACTTTATTAATATCATCTAATATATAATCAATTTCTCTTCTTATGTGCATGGTTTATATGTTTTTGTTTTTTAATTTTATTAAATATTCTTTTAAATTGCGAGCTTCTATAAATGCTCTATCTATATTATCATTCTCTATGTGAAAAGATAAACTCTCATTGCTTGTGATTACTGCTTCTGTTTCTTCATCACTAAACGACATAATATTTTGTTCAATTAATTGTATTATTTCATATGATAAATGCAATACATCATCATCATTATATTTATTTGTCATTGTTTATTATATCATTCAATAATTGTAATGTATATTTAGCTTCCCACAATGCTTTTTGTCTTTCGCCCAATTCCATGTAAAAATTCATGCTACTATTGCAGAGATTTATCGTTTCGGCATCATCGGTCGTTAGCTTTCCAACCTTTGTATTGAATATTTCTATTATTTCGGCACTTATCTTTTGTAATTCATCCATTTTTTTATGCAATTAAGTTTCGGCTTATTATTTATTTTTTATTTTGTTGATCTGAATTTGAATAGCTTTCTTGATTGAATCGTTTGGAGCGGTTTTCATCATATTTTCTAGTAATTCCTTCATTTCTTGCTCGTTCATTGTTGAAATATCAGTCTTCTTGTCGCTCGATTGTTCGTTGTCTATGTTTTCTTCTGTCATAATATACTATATACTATACAATACAATACAAGCGATGTCAAGAATAAATGAGAATAATTAGTAATAAATCAAAAATATTATTAACTATTGTAAATTATTATTAATCTCTAGTAATGATTGGAAAGCCGTGAGAATTACGAACAATTGATTGCTTCTTCGGCAATTCGCTCGACATCAACCTCTTGATCCGCAGAACTTGATAAAATATTTTGTTCAATAAACCTCTCGTTATCAGCACTAATTGTATTAATTTTTTCATGTAATTGAGTTATTTTGCTTTGTATTTCTTGTATTGTATTAATATCTTCTATATTTGTAAGGCAATGATCTACTAATTTTCTTAAACAATAATCTAATGTAGATGAATAACAAACTAAATGCCACTTATATTCTACTTTATTTGATGTAATATTTTGTGCGATTCCGCCATCAACAGGCTTTCCGTTTCTTCCGAATGGATTTTTTGCTTGTTGTTTTATTTTTCTTTCTTCAACACAAAGATTTAATGAATCATATTTTCTTATTCTGTAATTGTCTATTTGAATTTGCATAATTTTTTTATTTGTTGTTAAGTTATAATCGAATGTTTTATTTTATACATTTAAGTCGGGCAACCCACTATCAACTTTTTTTAATTTATTTTCAGTTATTTAATGTATTTAAAATTGTTATTATTAATTGTATATTATGTATAGTAATATTTGTATTGTATTGTATTATATTCCTTATATAGAATGGTATATTGTTGTATATAGTATCTAATGATATAAGAGAATAAGAAACAGGGGTTCTACAAGGCATTCCTTGGTATGCTTGTTTTAAGTTGTTTGATATGTTGTATTATATGTAGCAATATATGTTTTAATATGTTTATTCGTAGTTTCTGAATGCTATTGCATACGGAAAGCGTGGAATTCCATCGGGAGTAAGTTGGAAATACTTAATGGTTGCTAACTGACCAATATAATCTTTGCGATTATCGTATATCTCTTTAAGGTAGTCGAATGAACCTTTGATATTACTATTGAATGTGGTTTTCGTTGTCGGACAATAACACACTAAATGTTTTGCAGTTCCACTACGATTGCCATTACCAACATCAATATCTACAATCTTATATTCCGAATCAATAAATTCTTTTCTTTTTAATAATGATGTACTTCTCTTGTTATCATATTTACTTGAGTTCTTGCGAACCATTTGTCCTTCGTAACCTTGTTCAAGATATTGACCATACAAGCTATTTAGATTGCCGAGAGAATAAACTTCTGATGTTTCGACTAATACAATATGTTTGTTTGTCATTAAATTTTCTTTCAACTCTTCCATTCTAAAGTCAAACGATTGTGATTCATTCACTACATCATTTAGTTTCGGGCAATCATATACATGATATTGAATTGTATCTTCTGCCTCAATAACTCTAGATTGATATTCAATTTGTTTTTTCGCAAATGCTTTATCAGTCATTTTGTCTGACTTGATTGGTCTTTGCTTGCGAACAAGAGAAGTAATCTTATTAAAGTTGTCTCGAAGGTCGTGGTTGTATAGTTCTCCATCAAGAATAGCTTTAGGATGGGCTAGAAAGAACCCATTTAGGCTTTTCAAGATGTGAGGAATACATTCTATCTCTTTGCCATTGCGAGTTCTTCCAATGAGCTTATCGTCTTCTTTGCGTACAATGCAACGAATTCCATCTAATTTTGGTTGCGAGTAAACAGGATACTTTCCAACTAATTCATCTTGACGATCCTTGAAGTTGTGTGCGAGCATCGGCTCATAGAACTTTTTTTTCTGTGCATCTATCTCGTTAAGAGCA